TGATTGAATAACATGACTGCAGCCATAAAACCTAATGCAGACATCTGAACGATAACTGCAATCGTGACAAACATTAGTTGTCTTTCACCCCACCAGTGTAGTTCTTTCTCTTGCCATTCGTTGAACTCTTCGGGTGTTGCGTCTCGTGGTTTGAAATGGAGTTCTAATTGTTGCTCATATCCTCTCCCCGACATTACATCAGCTGCATCGTCTACGGCAGAGGGAACTGTTTTCCATCTTTTCCAAACTTGGTCATATTCTTGTTTCATACTTGTGGTGTTATTGCAAATAGAGAAAGACAAAAGATAGCAACCAACGCTGTGAGTTCGAGGCTATCTCTTATCTTTGTTCTATCCTTATCGGACATTAAATACTCCAGCCTGACAGTATCATAATGCCAAAAGGTAATAATATGGGAAGAGTCAACAGTGTTAGAAATTCTACTGCTTCTATCAACATTGATATTATCTTTGTATCAATAATGTTTTCGATTCTCACCACCATGCTCTTCACAATCTCTAAAATTGTTGCGGTCATGGTTTTCCTAAAATTAGTTATAAAGAAGACTTATGATGTATTATAATCATAAATTATCCGTAGTATATATATGATTCAAAAGTCTAACAAAAATATTTCTAATGAATTTTTTTCTTGTCTGTTGGGACAACCGAAGATTCGAAATCTGCAAAAGCTTCATCGTCTATATTCCATTCTTCTTCTTCAATTCTCTTCAACATTCTTTCTTCTCTTTCAGTGATTGGGCCACCCGTTGCATTCATGAGTTCGTCTATGACTCTTCTCACATAATCTTTATGAGCTGTTTTTGGATTCGTCACCAAAGGTATCTTTTTATTCTCAACCATGTCAAACCATTTTGAACTTGCCTCGTCATAGTGTTCTACAAACTGTGTGTTCATAGCATTTCTATGTGCAATTAAATCTTTTGGTATTATGACTGTTGGGTCTGAACTCAAAGGTGAGTAGGGGTAAAAAGTAGCAAGAGTTGCACTTCTGTCGGGAACAACTTCTAATTGACATATCATAGGTAAAGTTATCTCAACACCATCGTGGGTGTCTCTAACCATTCCTACTATTTCGGAACCAGTTCTTAATTTAAGAACTTCGTATCTTTGTGGTATTAAATCTTTAGGTGCTGTCATTTAAGTCGAATTGTTTTATTTCGTATGGAAATCTTTCCTCGTTGTATATATTTATACGGTCTTTGAGGTGACGCAGAGTGTAATTATCACATTGTAAATCATCTGCAATATCAAATAACCTCATAGAATCTTTTCCTTCTGTCTTTCGAAGACCTCGACCTATTGATTGTAAGTTTCTTATTTTAGATTTAGACGGACTTGCAAATACAATATTATCTATTCTCTTTATATTTACACCTGTAGAAAATGTTCCGTAAGAAGCCAATATAACATTATCATCTGACTTCTCTACTAATTCTCTAACCTTCTCTCTATCTTCTGTATCTGTTCCACCATAAACATAATGCAAATCTTTTACTCTGCCGTCTAACAAGGGATATAAGACCTCTCCATGTTTCTCTACATATTGAAACAATACTAATGAATTACCTTTAAGACTTGCAACTAAATTAGTTATAAACATATTTCTATGTTCACTGGAAACAAGATAGTCCATTTCTTCTTGGTATGACATAGTATGACACTTTTTATGTTTTAATATTATGCAGTGTATGTCTATGTCTGCAATAGTTCCTTCGTCCATAAGTTGTTTCGAAGATATAACTTTTTTGACTGGGCCAAACATTCCTTCAAGTTGCAATCTATGACATTCAGAACCGTCTAGTGTTCCTGTAGTTCCAAATCTGATTGCAGTCTTCTTCATTTTTTCGAGGATTCCTTTGAGGACATTTGCTTTGAAGAGGTGGGCTTCGTCTCCGAAGACAACATCGAAACTTTCCAAGACATTTTTAGGAGCCTTACTAAATGACTGCCATGTCGTAATCGTAATATCTGCATCAAATACAGGCTGACCCGAATAAATTTTACAAATCTTTTTATCATATCCATATTCTTCAAAATCCTTTGCCATTTGTTCCACCAGTGAAGTTGTAGGAACTATAATAACAGTTTTCTTGTTGTAATATCTTGCAAGTAAATAAATGATTAGTGACTTACCACTTGCAGTTGGTGAGAGTAATAGTTGTCTACCATATTGCACGGCAGTTCTAAATGCATCTAATTGATAGTCTCTAGGTTCAAAAGGTAATCCTAGTTCTTGTATGAAGTTCTCATCAGGTTGTCTTTCTTTCTCTCCTATAATATCATTTATACCTATGATATCATATCCTCTTTCTCTACAGAACTCGTCTACATATGGAAGTAATCCAATGTATATTTTATTTGTTTTGATAGAAAAGAGTCTAACTTTACCGTCCCAATATCTATGTTTTACCGAAGGCATGAATTTTGCATTTGGAACTGTAAACGAAAAGAAATCATGAAGGTCTTTTGCCAGACCGTCATCACATTGAACTTGCATGAAGACTTCGTCAATCTTCTTGAGAATTATTTCAGAGGCCATCCTGTATTCCATATCACTAGAGATTGTCTAACTCCTCTAGTCACGGGTGTCACTTGGTGGTGCAACCATGAAGGAAACACCAAGAGAGAACCAATCTCTTTTCCACTGAAAGGTGCAGTCTGAACAAGGTCGTCTGCACTTATGTTTTGTGATTGAAACTTTAAATTATCAAAAGGTTTACAATGTTCTATCCATTGAAAATGTCCACCTTCATAATCGTTTGGGTCTGATAATTGAATTGAAGCAGATAGTTTTCTTATCTGACCATTTGGATATGGTTCTGCACCTGCGTCTGTATGCCATGTATAGAAATCACCTGTAGGTAAATCGGGTTGGTGTTTATAATATGTGTATTGCCATGTCTCCATATCATTTACATCATAGTTCCAACCTGACATTTTATTTGCAGCCATCATACCGTCAAAAATTTTCTTTTTGAGTTCTTGATTAAACTCGGGGTCGTTATGGTCTAACCATTTGTTTGTTGATTGTCTTATCTTATTATCTGTATTACCGTCTGTATTACCAGCTGCGTCTTGGTCTTTAGACTTGAATCCTATTCTTGCGTCTATTGTTTCAAGTCTACTTGCATATCCATGAATGTAATCTATATCTTCTCTTGATAGGAAGTTTGGTGTTATACTACAGTAAGTATTATAAAGCATTATGAACCCGCCATGAACTTTCTCCAATCGATTGTATTCTTAATCGTTTGGTGTCTCCAAGTGATATTTTGCATACACTCTTTTAGAAAATTAATTTTAATATTCACAAGTTCTAATGACGCAGAAACTTTTTGTAAATCTATATCTGCATTGAAAAATATTTGCATATCATTCTTCATAATTTTTAGACCGTCAAAAGGGTCGGGATTCCACCCTTTCTCTTTAATTGTATCATCGTCCATTTTACCATTGAAATATAACCACTTGTCTTTGAGTAAAGTGTTATATTGAAATTGTAGATTTTTCTGTGCGATTACAGCGTCTGTTAGGTATTCTGAATATTTTGCATGAAGTTTTGGAACCTCAAGTGAAGATTTATCTAGTTCGATATCGTCAATTTCACAATCAACTTTCCATTCTGCTTTCAAATCATCTAATGTCATAATATAATTATATCACAAAATGTGATATTTAACTAGTGGATTCTATGTCGTAATATGTAAATCTAAACTCCACAGTTGCAACAACGGTTTCACCGTCTGCACCTGATTCTAATTCTATACCACTTAAGGATATAGGGAATGCATCGTGGAATCTAAAGTATTTATTTGCAATATTTTTATTAGTGTTTGTCACCAATGTTATATCTGAATACTGAACCAAGTCATTATCAATGGAACTTGATACATTTGTTTCAGTCTTTTTTGCACTTACATAATTTGCAAAACTTTGTGGGTCTGAAACTGGAACAATAGAATCCATCCAGTCAAATATCTCTTTGAAGTTTTGTAAATCTTCGTCAACTAAAAATGATACATTCAATGTTTCAAACGAAACTTTGTCGCCTGGAAAGAATGCATCTAAACCAATACCAGCAGCTGCAACAGTTTCAGAAAACTGAAGGCCTGGAATGTTTACAGTCTTCACAAAGAACTCAACATTTGGAACTTTGTCTATAAGAAGTCTGAAATTATTCTTACTTAATAGTGATTTATTAATAGTTGTCATATAACTATTTAGGTTATTTCTCGTTTACAAATTCATTGAGTTGTCTTGCAACTGCAATTACTTCTTCGGTTGACACAAATTGGTCACCATAAGGTTTTCTATCATTTGGGAAGTTATTGTTGTGTTCAACAACTGCCTCGTTATTACGATAGATATTACCTTCTAGTAATCCTTGTGCTTGGTTTAGTAATTCGGCTCTGATTTCGAACCCTGATTTTCCGTTTGACATAATTTCCTCCTGTGTGTTTGTGTGTTAATGTCCTTATATTTATAGCTAAAAAAAACCCTCCGATTGGAGGGTTTTTCTTTCGAAACTTAATTCGATTACAGAATATTGCTAACAGCCATTTTTCTGTAGTATTGGTTAGTTCCAGCACTTGCTAAACCGTCAGAAGGTGTTGAACCTACGAATGGATTAGAAACCATACCATATCTAGTTTTGAAACCGATTTTTGGTTGGAAAGTGTTTTCGCCAACTGCTCTCACCATTTGTAGTGGAACATATGGGCAATAGAACATACCAGCGTCATAAGGATTACTTCCTCTATAACCAACAGTCATGTAATCAACACCAGCATATGGGTCGATGTAGACTTTAACTCTTCCGTTTAGGACACCAGCAAATGTATTACCTGTGTCGTCAACATTGATGTTAGTGTTAAGAGCTGGAGTGTAATCTAATACACCAGCCATTGAAAGTGCAGATGCAACATCAGAAGAACAAAGAATAAAGTTTCCTTTACCCCTTCTTGTTTCTTTTGCAATTACATTTGATTCTCTTTCAATTTGGAATAATAAACCTTTAAACTTCTCTACAGACCATCTTCCGTTTGCATCAACATCAAGGTTAAATGTTCCAGCAGAAGCAGTTGCTGACGCACCTGTTTTTGCTTGTAAGTTAACATTTCTTACAACTTCTCTGTTGATTTCAGCAAGAATTTCTGATGATAGAATGTTTGCTAGTTCTGATTCTGCATCAAGACCGTGGATTGCTTTGAGGTCTTGTGCTAATTCTAATGTATACTCTGCTTTGAGTGCTCTTGACTTTGCTGTCACAGTCGCTTTCTCAATAGTGAAAGACATCTGTGCAAAGTGGTTCCCAGCTGCATCACCTAAACTCTCTGCATTTGCAGTAGACATACCACTACCTGTAGTAGATGAGTATGAAGGTGAAGATGTATCAAATGGGTCACCGATTGGGTCTGAACCCGCAGGGCCTGCTGTTGGGTCTGCACTACCTGAATAGTCTGAACGAGCTTCATTAAATAAAGCTTCTGAATTGTTCAGTCTTGTTTCTGTTGGGTAGTCATTGTATCTTGCTTTCATAGCAAAGATAAGACCTGTTGGGCCTGTCATTGGTTGAACACCGCAAATGTCGTATGCAACGAGATTTGGCATAGCTCTTCGAACTAGGGATATTAATATTGGATCCCAGTTAGATATTGAGCTACCAGTAGAGTTTAAAGGTGCAGCTTCCTCAAGAGTTGCTCTATCTTCGTTAAGAGCTTTTTCTTGGTTTTCAAGTATAACTGCTGTGACTGCCTTCTTGTAGTTGTCTTCGATTTTTGGTAAATCGGAGTGTTCTAGAATAGGCTCCCACTTCTCTTGTAAGTTTTCTGATAAAAACATTTTACAGTTCCCCTTTAAATTAACCTAATGGTTTTAGTTTAGTTAAAGCTTCGGAATACCTAGCAATTGAAGGGTCTAAAACCTTCTCTTCGTCAGAAGAAAATTCTCCAGTTCCTTCTTCTTGCTTGGTTTCCTCGGCAATAGACTCACCGTCTACAGAGAAATAAGCTTCTTTAATTTCTGCAACTTTCTCTTCGAAATCTGCTTCGTCTGTGAAGTCTATCCCTTTAGATAGTGAAATCAATTTTTCTCGTTGTGATTCAGTTAGGTCTTCACCTGCTTGTTTCACAACATTGTCTCTCTTTAATGAACCTAACTCTTCTGTGATGTCCATATTTTTTTGAACTTCACCGTCAAGTTTTGCTTCCATTTCTTCGAGACGATTTGCGAGTTCGTCAACGACATTATACTTATCTTCGGGGACTTCAACATAATGTTCTACGAACAATGTTTTTAATCCTTCGATAAAGTTTTCTGTCATTTCAGACCTCAAACCTCTTTCTATTGCAAGTTCGTTTTCTTTCGACCACTCTTCAGCAACATAAGATAGATATTTGTCAACGGCTTCTGATAAGTCACCTTTAACTTTTTCTATCGAGGTTTTTAATTCTTCTGAATATTGAGATTCCAGTTGTTCTTTAATCTCTTCAACTTTGCTTGTGACAGCAGCTTTGAAGATTGTTTTTGCTTTTTCTGAATTCTCTTCTGATAATTCTAGTGCTTCTGAAATTTTTGATAGGTCGTCATCTATTTCAATTTCAACTAATGAAGATTCGAGTTCAGCAGAAGTTTCTTCGTCAACGGCTTCAGATTTGACTGACTCTTCCTTTTCGTCATCGTCATCGTCATCATCTTCTTCTTCGTCTTCCATTCCGTATCCTTCTACGAATTTTGCAACATCTTCTTGAGACATTGCCTTCAAACTTTCTACTACTTTTCTTGCGACTTCTGCTTTAGTCAAGGATTCATCGACCTCTTCGTCCTCTTCTGACAATGAAGCGAGCATTTCTTTAATACTTGCTTTGTCTAGACCTTTCATCTTGTCGACTACTGCCTTGATATTTTCCATCTTGGAAGTTGTTGATTCATCTACTTTAGACTCTTCTTCACCTTCTTTGAGTTTCCCACCTTTTTCAGCAGGTGCTGCACCTTTCTTCTGCGCGTCCCCTTCGTTAGAAGGAGCTTTCTCTGCAGCTTTAACAGATGCTACGGCTTTGTCAACAGGATTTTCTTCAGGCTTGACGACTTCAGCCTTGCCAGATTCAATTTTCTCGGCATCGGATGAACCTTGTTTAACAGCAGATTTATCGCCCTGTTCTGCACCGTCATGTGGTTGCTTAACTTCAGCAACAACTTCTTCGGTGTTTTCCACTTGGTTTTCTAAATCTGACATAAATTTCTCCTGTTTATGTAATTATTGATTACTTTTTTATTTATATGTTAAAGGCTTTCAACAAACCTTTTCCATAGGTTCAATTTGGTTTCTTGAAGTTTATTTAACCTTGCAGACTTTAATTCTTTCTGCATTTGGTCAATATCATAAGCTTTCAATCTACCGTTTTCATAAATCCATTCTACACCTTCCATAATACCTTCTACGAAAGCTTCGGGTGCAGACGGGTCTGCAACGATATCACCTGCTGTTGCAAGTTGAAAATCGTCTTTTACATACTGTGCATTTCCTTTAGATTCTAGTGAACCTAGACCTCTAGAAGAAACACCCAGTTTTGCACCATCATCTATCAAATTTTTTACTATTTGACCGTTTGGTGTTGATAAAATCTTTGCTCTCCCAACGAAATTGTTTCCATCTTCTTCTAATTTCGTAATTAAATGGGATACTTTGTCTAAATTGATTGTTGGCCCTTCGGGGTGTCCTAACTCTCCGAATGCTCTATCTTTGTTTACGAACTCTTTGTTATACCTTTTTACTTCGTTCTGTATAACTTCTTTAGGGTATATACGACCATTTCGATTTTTAATCTCTGATTGCATAAAGATACCCTCGATAAAATAATCTTTTTTACCGTCTTTGTTTTCCTCGACTATTACGGGACTTACCCCGTAGTCATTAAATTCAGAAATTAATTTCATTTGTTATTTCCTCTATCGATATTCCTTCTTCGGACATGTCTACTAACATATTCTTCACTGCTTTCATACCGACTTTTAAGGACTCTGTGTCCTCGAAGGTTTCTTGTATCTCTTGTCCGTTTAGAAATACTGTGATACCTTCATCACATTCTGTGTATACAATATTTATACTTTCTTCACCTATTTTGAAGATTTCTCTTTTGAGTTCTATATGTCCCTCGGGAACCATGAATCTAGATTCATGCAACTCTTGAGATATTTCAGAAAAGGTTCTCACTTTTCTACTTCACCTGTTGAAGTATTATTATCCATCCAGTTAACACTCTTTTCTACTCTTTTCATGTCAACCACTTCTGCAGCTTTCTGTTTGATACCGTCAAAGATTTCACTCTTTGCTTGTTCTAACTTTCCTGCCTCAATACTATCAACTATTTTATCTGATATTTCACTCATTTCTAAAAGCCTCCAAAGCTATTTCCATCGTCTTCTTCTCCACCTTCCTCATTGTCACCCTCTCCTTCTTTAGAGATTTGTTTGTCAATGAGTTTGATTTCGTCTTCCGACTGGTGTAGGACATACTTTCTAACATATTCGTTTGAATAGTATTTACCTACATAATCACCTATTGCACCAAGAGTATCTAATCTCTCTCTCAATATCTCTGCTTCCTTCAACTCTGTAAAGTGGTTGTCGGTTGCAAAATCAAAATAGAAGAAGTCCTTTATCTTATCGAACTCTTCTCCATTTACAATATTCTTAAGAACTAATTGTGTCTTAAGGATATCTATAAATGTTCTTGCAAACTTTGCCTGTAATCTTTGAGTGAACTTATTAAATTTAAGTTCGTCTCTTGAGATTTCTGAAGCACGACCCATGTTAAATCCATTGTCAGCTTCTAATCTCGTTGCAGGCACATTTAATGACTGATATAACTTCTTCTTGAAGTATTCTATATCGTCAATATCTGCAAGGTTCTGTCCGCCTGGAAGTGTAGTAATCTCTGTTCCACGACCACCTTCTCTTCTAGGCAACCAAAAATCTTCAAGCATAGACATGTGTTTTCTATCATCTTTGATTTCACCTGTCTGTGCATTATAAACAAGTTTATTTCTATACTTGTTCATTACATCTGCAAGATATTGTTCTGCTTTTGCTTTTGGCAAGTTTCCAACATCAATATAGAAGATTCTTCTTTCAGGAGCTCTTGATATCCTGTAGATAACAAGTGCATCTTCCATCATCGATAACTGGTTTGCAGTCTTCAATGCCTTATGCAGATATCCAACTACTACATTCTTTGTGTAGTCTAGAAGGCCACTAGTAGTGTATGAGACGGCTTCAGGTGCAATTCTTACGGTATTACCGTCTGTTGCACTAGATTTGTCAAATCCTTTGTCATTGAAGACATAGAACTCTTCAATCTTCTCAACTCGTTCTATCTTTGTCTTTGGGTCTTTACCCTTTTCGACATTTCTAACCTTCTTAATTTTAAGTGGGTCTATGATTCTTAAATCAACCACACCTAAATTAGGTCGTTTGCTATCAACGACCTTATGGAAGTATATCCTTCCATCTACATACCACTTTCTGAATATTTCATGAGAGTTCTGATTGAACTTCATTAAAGATAAGATATGATTGAACTCGGTGTGTATCTTTTTCTTGATTTTATCAGAGAGATTCACATCTCTCAAATCGAGTGTCACAATCTTATCGGAAACATCAGCAGTGATACACTCATTTACGATATCTTCTATCGCAGAGTCACATTCGGGGACTAATGATATCTCACGGTATCTACGAATGAGTTCTGCCTCATTCTTGATACCACCTTCCATATCAACATACGCACCATATGCTCCGCCAGATATATACCCAGCTTGTTGTTGAATGACGGGAGTGCCATCATCGTCAACAGGAGGCACAAACGACTTTGCAGTCTGTGTCTCCTTGACTCTTAACTCGTCTTTCTTACGAGTTATTTCAAACCCAAATATTTCCATAATATTATTTAGTCTCCCCTAAAGGAGTCTTTTTCACTCGGGTTAAACGACTCTTTCCCAGTGAGAATATGTGAAGTCAACTGTAAACTCCTCTAATGCATCTACTGTTTCGTAATTTAAGTCGATAGCAGCGATGTTTTTAGGGAACATGTTGAAGAATTCATATCTCGCTAGAACTGCGTCATCTTTACCCAGTTGTTCTACAAAAGCTCTAGATAGTAAGTAATCATTACTTGCCATACCTACACCTGAATCAAGCTCTTGAATATCCTGTTGCCAAGCCTCTAATGCTGACCTCGCAGAAAATTCTGAATCATTGATTATGGTCACTGACCAATCTTCAAATGTTCTATCTCCTGCTAATTTAAGATTGTGTCCTCTGAAAGGAACGATAATCTCACCTAGGGTTGCAGCTGGAACCTGTGCAGCTTTACAAAGGAACTCAATCCTTTGACCACTACGAGGAATGAAAACTTTAAATCGGTTAGGTCTTGGGCCTCCTCCGATTAATTGTGCTTTAAATTCATCTATTGTTGCCATTCTTTACTCCTTAAACTGCTCCGTAGATTTCTTCAAACTCGACTCCTGACCTTGCAGCCACAAAGTTGAGAGTGATAAAGTTAATACTTCTAGCAGGTTTCACAAAGATAGAACAAACAAATTCGTTTCTATCTATAACTGTATCAGTGTTGTTAGTTTCATCACATAATACAGCGAAGTCTACTAGACCCCTTCTGTTCTTAACATCTCTTAAGAAAGGTTCTACTGCAGCTCTAAACTGTGCTCTTGTGAATGCATCGTTGAATTCAAAGAGTTGTGCTTTTGCAGCTGTTGAGATTGCCTTTTCTAATACGATGAACAACCTTCTGACATTGATTCTATCAAATGCTGAAGGTGTCGATAATGCAGTTTTGTCTCCGAAAAGAACTGTTCCTTGGCCTGGGAATGTGACGATTGGGTTAATTCTTGCACTGTATAAGTCGTCTCTAGACGATTGCGATGGGTTGAATGCAAGTTTTGTTATACCCAAGTATTGACCTCTTGAGAATCCTGCTGGTGAGAACCATGGGTCTCTTAATAGGTCACTTCTAGCCATAATCCCTGCTGTGTGTCCATTGCCTGGCACCCAACAGAATCTATCGTTATATCTGTCATATTGATAGACCCAACCTGAATCTAACACTGCATATGAACTTGATGTCACACTCGCGTAGTCTGCAATCACATTTACTGATTGTGCTGACTCTGATGCAACATTTACGACTGATACTTTTTTAGGTGAAGCAACAACCATACAGTCTTTTCGACTTTCTGCTATTTGTATAAGTTGATTTACGATAGTGTTGTGGTCTGCCTCATTTGCATTGTCTGTTCTAGTTGAACCTACAATTAAGAATGAAACATCTTGTGTCTCACTATCTCCGAATAGGTCTACATATGCACCGAACTTCTGACCCGCTGTGTGTTGACTTCCGTCAGCACCGTCTGCAAGTGAAGTATTAATTGGTGCAGAAGGTCTACCGAAAGCACTTGACCCTGAAGCAGCGTGTGTTGTCACACTATTTGCAGCTGCATGAGTCGAGGTGCTATGACCTGTCCACCAAACCCAATCGGATTGATTATTAATTACTTGTTTGTAATAGTTAGACGCACCTTGTGAATCTTTTGCGTCTGAAGCACATGAAACAAATCCGTATGTTTCCATAACTTCGTGTTGTTTACCTGTGATTGCACCGTCTTCGTCTACGACTACTACATGAATTTCGTCTGCACTTCCTGAAGCAGCTGATGCTGATACAGATGTGCCTGGAGCTTTTTCAAATTGATTGAAGAACTCCCAATATCTGTGAACTTGAGCTCCCGAAGATAATGCTTCTACGAGACCTGTTCCTGCTGGTTTGTTTAAAGCTTCGATGGTTATAGTTCCTGTTGCAGTAGCAGTCACTCTATATTCCTGAACATTAGTTCCAAATCTGACAATGTCTCTTACTTGGAATCCTGCTTCGGAAGTGACTGATATTACTGTCTGACCCACAGCTTCGTTTGCATCTAAAGTAGTCACATTGTCATTGAAATATGCATCAGATGATGCACAAACACTGACTTTTAGTGAATTACCTAGTGCGCCTGGGTATTTTGCAGTCCATGAACCTACAGTGCCTGCAGCTCCACCATTCTCAAATCCTGATTGGTAAGCATCTAGGTTTTTGATAACTGCATCGCTATCATTACCTGAATTTGCATTATAGGTTGTTGCACTTGCAACACGAACAACTTTGAGTGATGAACCATATCTTAAGAAACTCTCTGCAGCATAGAAATCCTCGGCACCTGCGTCTGTGTCAGCAGGTGTGTAGAATGTATCTACTAAATCGACAGCATCTGAAACCGATACTACTTCATCAACAGGGCCCCATCGAAATGCACCCGCGAATGCTCCAGTGACACTGGAAACTGCAGGCACAACATTTGTCAAGTCTATTTCTTTGACCTGAACGCCTGGTGATACTTGAAATGCCATACTTTTCTCCTGTTAATGTAAAAAGTTGTTTACTGTTTTATTTATAACTAAACCTTCCCTAACAATTACCATTTAATCTCCACATCATTAGAATTAGAGAACCAACGGTCACCTTCATCGTCTACGAAAGTGGTCTCTTCGGGTTTTTGACCCCCGAATACTCCTGCTGGAAGTAAATCGTCTTCTATCATCTTCTGTTGTTCTGCATATAACAGGTCTTTCACCTGTGTATCTGTTAAATGATAGAAGTAATCAGTTGTTATAAACCATGAAAATAATACTAGATTCATTACCATATCGTCATGATATCCTCTGTCTGCTTCAAATGAATTACCCTTATTGACAAATGTCATTAGCTCTGTTATAGTAGGTCGGTCTATTACAGATAGACGGTCTTCCTCTAATAGTTCTTTTAGAGTAGAACACCCAATTCTCTTAATTTTTTTGTTGACCGATATCCCTATATCTTCTGATTTTAACTGTCCTTGAGTAAAAACATTTGGATACTCAATATCATAATGCAATTGTGTTGCAACAATTCCACCCTCTGCATTATTTTCTATAATTACAAGAGCCTCGTTAAAAGGTCTTGCATATTTATTTATAATATCAGGAAACAGCATGGGACTTATCATGTCGTCTCTGAATGTGCAAACTTGTCTGAATGGTTTTGTTGTGACATCAAAAATACTAAATGTAGAGAAGTCCATACCTCTTCCTTTTGCAACATCAACTGTGCAAACATAATTATGACCCTCTACTGGTTTCTCATATAGACTTACATTGTCTTTTGACCATTCGGGGTCTACTGCTCTCATTCCTAATAAAGTATTAGAATTAATTAATGTATTACCAGTTCCAAGGAAACTATTACCATACTCTTGTTCAAATTGTGCCTCTGATGTGTTTGCAATGGTCATTTCCTTCCATTCTTTATCACGGCCCGGCACATCATACCAGTTTATTATAAAACTCTTGTATTCGGACTGCTCGTGGACAGCACTCTCATATATTTTATGGAACATATTACCCACACCATTTGCAGTTGAGGTTATAATAACCTTTGAATCTTTACCCGAGGTAATAACGGGATATGTTGCAGTATAGAATGTCTCTGCATCGTCCACGAATGCAAACTCGTCCAAGTATAGTAAATTGATTGACATACCACGAATTGAACTTGAACTTGTTGCAGCTGCAACTACTTTTGAATCATTTGAAAATTCTATAGAACCTTTGTTGAGAATCTTAACGCCTGGCTGTAAAAAGAATGGAACAGACTCTAACATGGTCACGATTCTTGCAATCATTTCTCTTGCAATTGCACCTTTGTTTGCAAGAACAGCTACAGTGACTTCGGGGTGAAACAATAAGAACCATAATAGATATGCACACGAGGTTATTGATTTACCACTCTGTCTACTTGCAAGAACTACATTAAATCTATTTTTATCATAGAAGTTTATAAGGTCTTCTTGATAACCGCGAAGTTTAAATGGAACCATACCTTCATCAAGAGATATAATCTGTGTATAATTCTCTATGAAATGTGCTGGGTCTTTGGAACATTTAAGATACTCCTCCATTTGTTCAGAGGTATAAGCAGTATCAACACCAGCTCTCTTAATGAGTGTGTTTCCTAGATATCCTTCATTAGTCGGTTTAACCATTAATAAAGATTCCCATATGAATATTGATTAGGACTATCATTCCATTCATTATGGAAGTCCCAATAATTATGTAAACACCAGTGTGTAGGTTCTCTAAAATTACTAAACAAATACTTGTTATCAAATCCTACTTCCCAACCACAACAGTTGTCACTGTAGAATTCATATTCTAATCCACCGTAAAAGTCTCCATCGTAAATAAGTTTCATATCTGCTATGTTATCTCTAGAGTCGAACCACCTTTGTCCAGTATATCTTGAACCCATACCTTCTATTATAGGTTCCATTAGTTTTAAAAACTCTGCTGTATAAGGTTCTATCACGCCACCATCGTCTGTCATAATTTTCTTTTCTTCTTTTAATTTGATATCATACAGTTTGACTGTGTTCGGATATAATTTATCGTAGACACCTCTGTCTTTAGCAGCGTCACATAGGTCTATCAATCCTTCTTGATATACATTGTTTCCAATCATTTCATGGATATAGATATCTGCTTCAGGCCATTCAATATCTAAAAAGTCTCCTTGAATTACTTGCCACTGTGGCATTCTTCCTTTCAAATAAACAATAGGGTGAAATTGTGCATCAACTCCGATACACTTTTTTGCACCAAAAAAATCTGCAAGAAATAACAATGCACCAGGCCCACAACCTAAATCACATACAACTTTACCTTCTGCATTTGCAGCTAAAAAATCTGCATATGCTTTTTGTCTCTGTGAATCTCTAATCATTCTCCAATATCCACCTGCTCTTTTACTCATGGTTTCAACTGCAAGAAACCACGCAGGGTGTGATTCGTCCACATGTGCTGGTGCAATCGGGCACTTATCGTTTTCTACTTCTTGTCTTAATCTTTGTAAGTGTTGTTCACGGTTATTCATCTTTATTTTTCTTCAAGAACTTTTGCAACTCACTTGTCGAACCGACATATAAATGGTTGTGTTGAGTCTTGATAGAACTATCCTCTTTCTCTAAATCCTTTAATTTTTTCTGTATGTCAATAAGTTTCTCTGCCGTCTCTGAAACGGTTTTTATCAATTGACCAGCAACCTCATATGCACGAGGGTGTTCTGTTTCTTTGGATAGTTCTAATATGCCGTCTATGGCGTCTTGTCCTCGTTCTACGAGGTCGTAGAGGTTCTCACGGGCATATTTGTAGTCAGTTTCAATGTTCTCTGTCCTAGCAGGAACTTTGACTAACTTGGTTTCTTGTTTGATATCAGAATTGATATCTAGAAGATTATCTAATGTTTTATCTATTTCCTTTGTCATAATTAACCGTCACTGGTTCTATCCTCTGAATATGTAGAAGTAGCTCCTTCATCATAAAAAGTCACTGTCTCTGCAACAACAAATGTGTCGTTTGGTTGAACTGAACCAACAAATTTCAGTTTTGTTCCAGCAGATATAGTAATTGGATTATTCAATACAATTGATAAATTATCAGATGCAATGGACGAAATAGTTGGGTTTGTTGTTAAATTAGTTCCAAACACTTCGTCTCCAACTCCTATCTTACTATTTATTGCACTAGTAAATGTCACTGTTGCACTGTTAGATACTGCATTATTTGTAGTTTCTGCAAACGCAGGTTCATAGTGTTTAACTTCTTTGACTAATCCACTTCCCTCTATCTGTGAAGTTGTGAATCCTGCTTGTAGGTCTGTATTAATATAATCTCTTTCGATAACATTTTTAATAACCTCACCTGTATATACAGGGCCAAAGAAATAAGTTTTCATAGTAAACTCTAAAGAATATTCTAATACTCTTCTTTCTTCAAATGTTCCCTCGTATTGGTCTTCCATTGATACACTATTCAATGTAATAGGAACATCTCTAGTTTCTGACATTGAATCAACCAACTTCATAGTCACCGTATACTCGGGTTGAAAATATGGTAGTATTTGTTCTACTATTTGAATTGCATCTATAACATTTTTTGCAAGTATTGATAATGTGAATGTTAAGTTATACGGAGCTGGTTGATATTGGAAACCTCTCTTTCCAACATCAGAAGTTTCTAAATTTGTTTTTTGTGTTCTGATTAATTTGTTTTGTTGTCTAGTTGAATCGTATTCTAATCCAGTCATTTCAAAAGCCATACGAGGTAAAGATATAGAAGTCACACTTCCGTCTCTTGCTTTCAAGTCGTCTTGCAATCTCAATAGAAACTTTTGTTTAGGCCCGTATGATATAGGAACTAGGTTTTTAGATAAAACAGTTCCGTCTGATTGTATCTTACTGGTGTATATCTGATTAAATAAAGTTCCGAATACTGAAATCGACCTTTTTATAGTTTCATTGTAAAAGAAAGTTCCAAACATTATGGTTCTCCAAATGGATTGATTTCAGATAGGTCAAGATAACTAGTATCCTTATCTTCAAACTCTTTGTTTTGTGCAGAAGATAAGTTGTTAAATGTTAATACATCTGTAATAGTTTGTATAGTTCTTGAAGTTCCTGATGTCTCACCAATTATTGTATCACCAACTGATAGAGTTCTTGTATTGTCTTTGATTGTAAGAACCCTTGTATCTGACCTCCATAGTAATACTTCACCAACAATACTTTCTGTTCCACTGATAGTAGCTTTCACATTCTCTCCTACTGTATAGTTTCCTGAACCAGTATTCATGGTCATTTCTATTGTATAAGCTTGGTCTGATTCCACCAAGTCTGCAGCTGTTCCAGTATCGAAATCCTCTCCACTGTATTCGAACAATGAACATTTTAATTTGAAAACAAATAATTTTCCTAACTGGAAGAAAGGGTCTTGGTCTTCTACAAATCTAATTTCAAACATGGAACCTGACAATGGGAAGTATATTAAATCCCCTTCATTAGGTCTTAAGGAAGTTGCAAGGTTTGAATCAAGTGAAACAAATCTTTCCCATGTTCTCAAACTGATTATGAAACTTGCTTCTTCTTGAATTTGAACACCAAACTTTGATACTAAATCTCCTTCACCTTCAAATCCTTCTGTATTTTCTAAATACATTTCTACAGAATATGCGTCACCGTATCTAGATTGAACATCTTCTGTAAAAATAGTATCTTCTTCTATAATTTCTCTAGGAAGATACAAAACATCATGACCATAGAATCGTAAAGATTCAACAACTAAATCTTCATAAAGGTGTTGTTCTGTGTTAACAGAATGGTTAAAATATACATTTGTAGGCATTTATCTATCCCATTAAATCCATAACTGGAAGTTCATAATTCAGTCTAGATTCTTCTTCTAATTTTGTTATTTCCTCTTGTGCTTGTGATTTCATTTCAGCTGCACTCAATGTCACTCCGCCTGGCAATGCAATACCGTCAAATTTAGATAAGTTCTCTGCCCATTGATATTTGACTAATGCAGTTGCATATCGTTTCAACCACATATCATTAAAGATATCTGTGAAGTCTGTTGGGTCAATTTTTCTATGACATTCTATGACTATAAATTCACCAGCCGAGAAACTTTCAATATCTGCATCTAGATATAACCTATTCATATTTTGTTTATATCTAATAGGAGTTTGACCTGTCAATATCATATCCATCATAGAAATGTGTTGTTGAACCATTTCGTAATGTAATATGTTTGTTGAGGTTAGGTCGTATAAATCATTCAACCTTAATTGATATCGAAGGTCGAACATGTTTAAATTACTTTTATCGTTGAACGGAAATATTCTATTTACGGCTAATACAAATTCAGGTAATACAATATAATTTTTTTGTTGTTTGACTATTTGATTATCATAATCATGTGTTCCTGCTGAACTCTCTACAAACTGTTCGTCTGTTCTCATAGTTGCAAGATTATCTGATGTTAGTTGGTGTTTAAGATAAACACGCATAGAACCGTCATAATGATACTCTTGGAAGTATTGTATTGCTTCGTCCATTCTATCGTCAAATTGGTCATCGTCAACATTGATTTCTAGAACAGGGGCTCCAAGTTTTCTCTTTATGTATTCTTTAAGTGTTGATTTAGAGTTTGGTTTTGCCATAATAGTATAATCCTGTTTATACTACTATTTATACTAATACTACTCTTGGAAATAAGTTTTAGATTGTAAACGGTCTAACTTCTCGTCAATTTTGTTTATTGACGCCATTAGTTTGTCAAAATCTGCTTCGATTTGTTCTCTAGTGACATAGTCTTTTGCTATCTCTTCCCTTGTTTTATTAACAAGTATATCGAGTCTTTTCTGTTCTGAAAGGACATTACGGATAAGAAAACCCAATGGCAAAATGATAATTGTCATTATGAGATTCCAAAGAATATAAGGTGATACAGTGATTTCCATACACTTATTTATGAAAATTACTTTGTTAAATTGAATGTTTCGTCTAAATCAAACAAGTTCCAATCTTCATCTATTTGACCTACTTGGTGATTTCTCTGATTACCTATGTGATTAGTATTAACATTAAATGAAATAGAGTATCTATCTTTATCAGTTCTATTAGGTTCAACCATATGCATCATGGCACTTGGAAACATAATTAAACTTCCTGTGACAGGTTTTACTGCATAACTTTCTATACACCTTGCATTTGGTGGGTAATCTGATACAACCTTTGGGTCTGTATTGATAGCTAAAAATTGACCTTCGTCTCCTTCTGAATGTATATAAAAAGCTCCACTATACCAACAACCATTGTGTAAGTGAGGTCTATTCCATGCAAGGTGGTCGTTTATATTTGCCCATGAATTACCTATATCTATCTGAACTTTTCCTCTATCGATACCATGGAATCCTGCTATCTCATTATTTAATATGTCTTTTAAAACTCTCATCAACTTAATAAATGTAGGGTGATTTTCACAACCGTCATTTGATTGCCAACCAGTATAGGCATTTGATATCTGTCTTCCAACTGGGTCTTTTTTTCTCATACCATCTATTGCGTCCTTCAACATTCCACAATATTCACTTGTAATCCTACCACTCTCTACAAGGTTTTCCTCATAACAAATAGTTGGAAATAGTAATCTAATCCCTTTCTTCATGTCCGTCCCAGTTTAAGTCTGTCAAACTTCTTTGTTTCTCTTTGAAATCCATTTCTAATTGAACTTCTTCTTTCTTATGCATAGGGCATTCGGGTGGAGGATTTTCACCTTCTGCATATAGATTAGCTTTATTAGTTTTAAATCCACCTTTTCTATAACCACCGATATTCAGTCTATCGTCAACTGATTTATAAGCACCAGTTTCCATATCTATTAATCCTTGTTTCACTTGCCATTTTTGCATTGATTGTTCTGATATTCCATGGGTATTAAACCAGTCTTTAGATTCTCCATAAAAATAAGTTGATTTCCATTCGTCTCTTTTATAGGGAACTATTTGTAGTATAGGTGTTCCTTTCGGTATAATAAAAGAATGTTTTACTTTAGGATAGAATATAATTTGTGCATTATCCATACCTAAATTAAAAGTATCTGTATCAATTATACCTTGCCATACTGCAAAATATTTATTTTGAAATAAGAATGGGTCTATGAAAAAAACTGAATAGCCTGGAGGTGTAGTTATGTTCCAAAAGTTTCCCATTTTAAATGCATCTTTTACAGGCCCTTCGTCACCCATATATTCAAATGAATCTTGGAACTGTGCAGCTGGGTGAGTTGGTGACGCTTGCATATTATCACTTCCGTCTAAATGAAATGGGCTAGTGGTCATTCTTTCACTTTCTTCTGGCCAATCCCAATCAAATCCATTCATAACAGGAATGTCACATGCAGTAATAATATACCAACCAGTTTTTAAATAATCGTCCATGGCTGGACAAGACCTAACAGTTTGAGCTCCCTCTCCTCTATGGTCAATTCTAATCTTTGCAGTTTTCCACCATTCAGGCATGTATGTTTTTGCAACAACAGGCTTGAATCTCTGAAAAGCTTCGGGATTATATGTTCTAAATTCAATTGTTGGCATATCTTTGGTGTTCGTCTAGTAAACGAACTTCGTCTCCTCTTAAAACAATAGACTTCCTATCTATATATCTTGCGTCTTTAGAGGGTGATTCTGCACCGTGTGGTATTCTTCCGTCAAACATTAAGAGACGATTCGGTTTGAATCCAACTCTTCCTATTTCATATCTATCCATGAGTTTTCTTGCACCCGTAGGGACATATCTGTCATAAAATCTTAAATCACCACCCCAGTTTTCATTCCAAAAAGTATTAGTGTAATATAAAAATGATAAATTATAATCGTCTTCCATACTACAATCAGAATGACAACTTCCGTCTAAACCGTGTGTTTGTGAGTTTGTTCCCATGTATTGAAATCTTACCCACTCAAAAGCAAAATCAGTTCTAATCTTTCTATCAAACCAATACATTAAATGTGGAGTTCCATATTTGTGTGATTCACATTCTAATTTTAAGTATCTTCCGTCACCTGCTTCTCTTCCTCTGAAATATGAAGCTCCCCATAATTGGTGATTCGGTAAACCACCTCTACCACCGTCACCTTGAACTTCGTTATGTTTTTGCCATGAGGTTCTTTGACTTAAAAAAAGGTCTACTGCTTGATGAAGTGAGGAATCTAGATAATTGTCTATAACATATACCTTATTACCAAGAGGCAACTCGGTTATATAAAAGGGAGAATCAATATCGATTCTTTCTATAGAGTTATAGGTTTTGCTCGGCATTATATCCTCCGTCCTTCAAAGTTGAAGGTGTAGGTAAAGCCATTAGATAATCTTCGATAGGTTTTAGTGTATCTTCTCTAGTGACAGATATTTCTCTAAATAAACCGTCAAGAACATTGTTAACTGCATCTGCATATTCAAGAACCCTTCTTGCGTCTGACCTGTAAGGGTGAGCAGAACCTTCTCTTCCAGCATATACTGATTCAAAAAAATCATCAAAACCATGCTTTTGTGCATGTATATGTATATTTTCTCTTGCAGTTCTATTGATTTCACCAATATATTGATTGTTCAAATTTACACCGTGAGGTGGTTCGGAATTTGCAATATATTGTTCAATACTATCTCTTTCTGTTTCAGATAAAGGTAATGTTTCTTGTTGTTCTAGGGGTTTATCATCTTCCCATTTCAATACTTTGACTTCTATTTGGTCATATATTAAAACTTCAAAATCAAAACCTAAATCAGGTTTATCGACATTGTCAAATCTATATTCTAGTCCATTTGGTTTTCTAATTGTTAGATTCCCAAATTCACAATAAGTTAATGCATTCATAATAATCTCCAGTATATCACACTAGTCTTTGTTTGGTAAGGTGCTTTTTACCTTATAGTATTGCTCCAACATATTTATGTCTGAACAATCCATGTCTTTTATCCACGGCCCACCTCTTGTATAATGGACTGCATGGTGTGAATCAAGACACTCTGTTTCAAATCCCTCTGTTGCAATTTTCCCATGAGGTATTTTACTAATTTTATCTGTCCACTCAAACTGGTGTAAGTATTTACCAGTTGCAGTATTGACAACTTCGGGTGTTAACTTTTTACAATCTTCATGTCCGTTATTAAATATCATCATACTAGACCATAATTTTTTAGGATATGATACATTTCTTTCTCCACCCATTTTAACTTCGTCATGGTGTTCAAAATCATACTGAACACATGCCACCGCATTGTCGGGGTCAAGGAAATAGAAAAATGGTAAAGGTGTTCTTTTCCATATGTAATCATTATCTATGAAGATACTAAATCCTTCATAGTTTTCAAGATATGGAATTAAAAATCTACTGTAAGTAAATTCAGTAGATTGATTTGCATAGTCTCTATTATAATCTTTTAATTTGCTAATGTCAAGTAATTTAACTTCTATTTTGTAATCATTAAAGTAATCTTCTCCGACTCCTCTACTTTTTGACTTTTCTATGCTATCATGTATTGACTTTTCACAAACTTCATGTATAATATTATCGTGAGAAGAATCATAACCAATGTATATGTTTAGAGGCTTCTTTTTACATAACAATGAAACCTTTTTATTGAAATCATAAACATATTTTCTAAAATCTGTTCCCCCTCCCTGTTGTAAAGGAACACTAAATTCTATTTTTCTTTGGTCTGTATAAATTGCACTTACATTTTTAGAATTTTCAGGGACTAGAGATAACCAATATGTTTTTAAATCTTCATATGATAAACTAGGGTGTCTTGGAAAACAATTTGCATAATCTGTGACTAGACAAGTATTATCAGGATAATCCATAGATTGAAAAGACCTACTTCTCATTGAGCCTGGGTGTATAGATAAAGAATTTATACCGCCATGATTTCCTGTGTGTTGAGTTAGTCCTTGGATAGGTTGCCAGAGACCATTATTTTGTATGTCATTTATTAACCAGTGTGCTTTTGCAGCGTGATAAAACACAGATTGTATAGTATTTTCATGTTCTAATACCATTGATTCGTCCATGGAACCACCCATTAAATCAATATAATCTTGATTACCTTCTTGATAACCATACATTTTTGCAAATCTTTTTCTTTCTTCGTCTGTAATTTTTAAGGGTGTCGTTATGGTTTTATATTCTCCTTCCACTGTCATAAAATCCATGGAACCACCTTTTATTCCATGTCGAGGTCTACATTTTTCTGTCCAACCTTCATGTAAGAATTTTAAATATTGATAAGAATTATGGTCTAGTCCACCCCATGACATAATTTCTTTATTGTCCATTAAAGGTTTTATATCTTTCCATGTGACTAATCTGATAGGAGGCATACATTCTTCTATGATATATTTCCAAACCTCTTCGGTTTCGTCTGTATCTCTTCTATGCTCTGGTATAGGGACTTGACCTAATTTCATTTGCCTAGTAGGCATATCTTCATAAGAAGTATAAGGTTTAAAAAACTGTTTTGCTTTTTCTAGGGTGTTGATTTCTTCAAAAGTATCCATAATATAAAAGTATTTAGTTAATTAAAATTAACTAGAAATCGGAGTTCCAGGCCACTGTTGTTGTAATACACCGTCCCATCTTGGAACTGGTGTTCTTCCTTGTCTTGCGTAAGTGGTTGGATTCTGATTTGAATATGTAGTCGGTGTTTGACCCTGTCTAGCATAAGTCGAAGGACTTCTATGATTGTAAGTAAATGGTGTCTGACCTTGTCTTGCATAAGTTGTTGGGTTCTGATTTGCATAGGTAAAAGGAGTTCGTCCTGTTGCCTGATATGTTGAAGGTGACCTAAAGTTATATGTAAACGGTGTTTGACCTTGTCTCTCGTATGTTGACGGAGATTGATAATCATAAGTAGACGGTGTTTGACCCTGTCTTTCATAAGTTGAAGGAGACTGATAATCATATGTGAAAGGTGTTTGACCTGTTCTTTGATATGTTGAAGGTGACCTATAATCGTAAGTAGAAGGTTGCCTTGCGTCTCTTATGTTTGGTTCTTGTGCTGACCTAATGTTTGGTTCTTGTGCTGACCTAATGTTTGGTTCTTGAGCATTAGCAGGGTATGTAAATGGTTGTTGTCCTGACCTAATATTAGGCTCCTGTGCTGACACTGGGTTTCTGTAAGTGAAAGGTGACCTATGATGATATGTAAAAGGTTGTCTTGCTGGTGCTTGATATGTAAAGGGTGACCTATAATGATATGTAAAAGGTTGTCTTGCTGGTGCCTGATAGGTGAATGGTGACCTATAATGATATGTAAATGGACTTCTAGCAGGTGCTTGATATGTAAACGGTGACCTATAGTTATAAGTGAATGGTTGTCTTGCACTTGCAATATATGGGTTTTGAGTTCCGTATGGGCTCTGATAACTTGCACCGACTGGTTGTCTTGCTTGAAATGTAAATGGACTCTGATAAAATGGCATAATTATCTCTTCTGCATGTTATGGACTACAAAGTCATTTGCAAAGAAGTTAGCATTATCACTTACACGAGTCAAGTGATAGACCTCATGTTCTCCTTCCAGTTTGTTAATATTTGATATTTTTGCAGTTGATTGATTGTTTAAAATCAATGATAATGAATCTACAAGAATATCCCCCTCTTCAATTAGGCCAGAGATTTCTCCACCCCAAGCTGCACCCATGGCAACTTCTTTTTCCCAATCTTCCATGTTTATGACACACCAACCTTTATCTTGAATCAACATTGGGTGTCCACCAGTCACACCAGTAATCTTACCGTTGACTTCTATATCATATAATTCACATACTCTAGGTTGCATAATTTCTTCGACCACTCCAACTTCTAGTGTATCTCCTAGTGTCATGACTGACATACCAATCTCTATAGACTCGATAGGTCTGTATGTATTGTCTCCCATCCATATCATAGTTCCCATTGCGAAACAACCGTGTCCAGTAGGTAAGCCTGGTGAACCACCGCCTGGGTAGTAAACTGGTTGTCTTGCTTGACCGATATATGGACTCTGATATGAGAACGGAACTGGTTGTCTTGCACTGCCCGGCTGTCGTGCATGATAGGTAAATGGGTTTTGAGCAGACCTAATGTTTGGTTGCTGAATATTCGCAGGATATGTAATTGGTTGTTGAGCAGACCTAATGTTTGGTTGCTGAATATTCGCAGGATATGTAAATGGATTCTGTCCATTCCTGATATTCGGTTGTTGAATATTTGCTGGATATGTAAATGGATTCTGTCCATTCCTGATATTAGGCTCCTGTGCTGACACTGGGTTTCTGTATGTAAACGGTGACCTATAGTTATATGTAAATGGACTCCTTGCTGATGCTTGATAAGTGAACGGAGACCTGTAGTTATATGTAAACGGTGACCTATGATTGTATGTAAAAGGTGACCTATGGTCGTATGTGAACGGATTCTGTCTGTTCCTTATATTCGGTTCCTGTGCATTTGCAATGTAAGGATATGGCTGTTGTGCATTTCTGATATTAGGTTCCTGTGCATTTGCCTGATAAGGATAAGGAGTTTGTTTATTCCTTATGTTTGGTTCTTGAGCATTTGCAATGTAAGGATATGGTTGTTGTGCGTCCCTAATGTTTGGTTCCTGTGCATTTGCAATATACGGATAAGGTTGTTGTGCATTTGCAATATAAGGTGACCCACCGTTTGCAATATAAGGATAAGGTTGTTGTGCGTCTCTTATATTTGGTTCTTGAGCATTTGCAATGTATGGATATGGATTCTGTGCATTTGCAATGTATGGAGAACCACCCTGTGCAATATATGGGTAAGGTTGTTGTGTTGCCTCTTGACCTGAAGCATTATTCCACCCGCCTGGAGCTTTGATATAAATTTGGTCAACTGCTTTCCAAGTAGACGGGCCTGTCTTGACCCATGCACCTTGAGTTGCATTCCAACCTGATGGGGTTTTAACTTTCTGTGAACCTGACGCCATAAATTATCCTGTATATCTCCTATTTATTAGGAGTATAGAATCCATAAATCACCAACTGCTCCGTCTGAACCCGTAGGTGCAGAAGTTGACTGATAAATGTTTCTTGCAGTTCCACCGTTATTTGTTGCATTCGTAATTGTGACTGCACCAGTATTAACTGCACTTGGTGTAATTGTTAAATTACCTGTAGATGCACCTGTAAATGAACCTGTTCCAAATGTGATTGCATCTGCACTTTCGTCCCAACCAATAAACACATTGTCTGAACTTCCTCTCTCAATGACTAAACCTGCGTCATTTGAAGGTGAACCTGATGTTCCATTTCCTAATTCTATCAATGCATCTGATATTGTTGTGTTGGTTGAACTAACTGTTGAAGTTGTTCCGTTAACTGTTAAGTTTCCTGAAAGTGTTAAGTTTCCAAATTGAACATTACTGTTTGTTGCAACTGCCTGACCGATACTAACTTCACCTGAACTGATTGAAACACCAGTTCCACCACTGATATGAGCTCTTACTTCTGAAGCACTTGGGCCAGTATATGTAATTACACCTGTAGAGTTATTATATGCTAATCCACCGTCTCCACCTGAATCTGTGACCGATATCGCTTGTCTTGCATTTGCATCTGCATATTGTGTTATTGAAGTTGCAACTGTTAAAGTATTACTTGCATCGTCATATGTTGTTGTGATACCTGTTCCTTCTTGTATCAATGCATTTACTCTATCGTCAACTCTTTCGTTTGTAAAATATAAATTAGAAGAACCTTCTGATAATGCATCTGTATTTGCAAGAACTGAACCACCCAATGAAGTTGCAGAACCACCAATTGTTATACTGGAGTTTGCTAACATTGAATTTAAAATTACACCTGAACCGATTGAAAAGTCTAAAGTTCCGTCTCCGTCTTCGTATGTGACTGCAATACCAGTTTCAGTATTAGATGATACCATTCCACCAACAATATCTTGAACTCTTTCAGTAGTCATATAGAGATTACTTGACCCTTCTCCGATATCGTCTGTATCTAATGTAAGTGTATTTCCTAATGCAACTGTGTTTGAATTTAATGTAATTGAACTATTTGCAAGTTTTGCGTTTGCAATTGAACCAGCAAGTTTATCGTTTGCAATTGAACCTGCTAACATGGCATTTGTTATACCACTTGCTTTTACTTGAACTGTATCAGAATCTATCTCTAAAGAACTATCATCTACTTGAACATTAAGTGTGACATCTCCTGATGTTCCACCACCTGTTAGACCATTACCAGCAACTACTGATTCTATGTCACCAGCGTCATTTGTAAATGATATAACACCAGTTGAACTATTGTATGATAAGTCACCACTAGCACTGATTGCACTTCTTGCTCTTGCATTTGTAAAATATTGATTTGTTGAACCTTCTGTTAGTGAATCTGTGTTCTCTGCACCACCGAGTATAACTGAATTACCCATTCCACTGTGGTTTGAACAATAGAAATACATAGGGTTATTTGATTCTTGGTCAAATGCAACTTCTGTATATGAACCACTTGAGCCTGGAGTTCCTACTTTATTATAAATTGAATAACCGTCTGTCATTTCTGAACCGTCTGCTGATTCAGAGAATCTTAATGGGTGTGAAGCGTTTGAACTATCTGACTGGTCAAATCTATAAACTACATTTGGAGTTAGTCTTAAAGGTTGTGAGGACGATTGACCGTCAAATGCATACTTATTACCACCGTCACTTATAACTGTGACAACTACTCTATGATAATAAGGTGCAGTAGTATTGTTTAGTTGTTGTTCTACATCTAGTGTGACGGTTCCACTGGTTCCACCACCATCTAGGTTTGTTCCAGCTGTGACTCCTGTTATATCTCCAACTTGACCGTTGATAGTAAGAGTTCCAGCAGAATCATCATATGATAATGATACTCCTGTTCCAGCTGTTAGTAAAGAATTTACTTGGTCGTCTATCTTTTCTAGGGCTGCAGTTCCGAATGCAGCTGCAGTTAAATCACCTGAACTGTCTAATACTTCGGTATCCCCTACGGATAGACCATTTTTAATTTTAAAGTTTACATCTGCCATTAGAATGAGCCTCCATTAACTGTTGGCAAACTTAATTCTCCATTTGAAGAATTGTATGATAAATTAGTTTCTCCACTTGCAAGTGAGATTGCACCTCTTGCTCTTGCATTCGTGAAATATTGATTTGTCGAACCTTCTGAAAGATTATCTGTGTCTAGTGTGCTTATTGCACTTGCTTGTAATTTACCCGAACTATTGATTATTTCAGTTGACCCGACACTGATACCATATTCTATAACAAAATTATTTGTAGTTGCCATTTAGTGTCCTCAATTTAAGTTTTACAAGATTATTTATGAGAATGAGGTCTCTAAAGAAAAAAGAAATATGAAAAAAAGGGGGTCGATTGACCCCCTTAAGATTATGCGTCTACCACTGTCCTATCAAATTTTATTACTGTAGAATTTGTAGAAGCAGGAGTGCATAGTAGTCTTACATTTGAACCACTAATGTCTGCGTCAAATGAAGCAAGTGTAGTATCTTTAAGTATACCATACTGCGTGATTGTCACAGTTGACCCGTCATGAATCAACATTATTTCAGTAGAATGGAAATTAGTCCCTTCTGACATTGCGACGATATATCTTGCAGCCCTAAAGCTTGCATGTGCAAATGTATCAAGACTAAATTGAGAAGTAGAAGTTTTAGTATCACTTCCTTTCTTTGTATTTTTATCTTGAGTTGGTTTGCTTGTTTTAATTACATCGTCTGTCGAATCATACTCTATATGACGGATAAGTTCTGCAAGTTTGAAAGCGTTAGTTATTGCCATTTATATCCCCCTATGTAAGTCTGATTTGGAATGTATCCACTGTAGTATTAGTATTAACTGGAGTTATGAGTAATCTCATGTTTCCTGAATTAATATCTGAACTCAATGAAAACAAACTGGAACTTGAAATCACATCACCGTATTGAACGAAATATGAATTACTTCCATTGTTTACTAATAATACTTCACAAGCATGTGTGCCTGCAGAAGCATGTGTTGCGACTATCACATACTTGATTGCCTTGTTGGCAGTCCCGTTTGATGATAATACTTGGTTTGCAGTTGTTGCTGTGAATGAACTTTCTGTATAGTTCCCTTGAACTAAATCAGTTGCAGTCACGGATACAACTTCAACTACATCTCCACTTATAGCATTCTGTGCCAAAGTGACGGTTGTTGAATTTGTAGCGGTATAGTCTGTTCCTGCGTCAACTAGTTTAACACCGTTGAGGTAAACTTGTTCACTCCCTACTGTGTAGGCAAGTGCGTTTCCGTCATCGTCATTACCAGTTATTGCAGTAGTATTAGAGGTTATAGTATATTTAAAGATAGATATACCAGCTCCACTACTTGCAGCTCCGAAACTTAATGTTCCTGAACCGTCTGTTTTTAGAACTTGACCACTAGAACCGTCAGCGGTTGGAAAAGAATATGCATCATTAACAGTTAATGTAGTTGGGTTAGACCCAATCTGAACTATAGCTGCACTTCCATCATTTTTCTCTGTATACATTCTACCATGGTAGGTATTGATTGCAACTTCCCCAAGTGCTAAATCACTTGTTGAAGGAACATCATTTTGAGTCGATGAACGCTTAAACTGTATAACTGTAGCCATATCGTTTTCCTCCTATAAACGGTTAATTAAAATGTTCCGCCGTCAATAGCAGTTATCGATACTGCACCACTTGAAACTGTGAAGTTTGCAGAAGCAAAACTTGCAACACCTTTATTAGTTGTTGTTGCATCTTCACCAGCTATTGTGATACTCCCGTCTGCATTAGTCACATCGATACCTTCACCAGCAGTTAGAGTTCCAGCTGCAAAGTCACCGTTAGAACCGTGACCAATTAACAACTGACCTGCTGTTGGAGCAGAACCGTCTACGCTTGTGATTGAACCTGATAGTGCAAGACCTGTTGCTTCTAATCCACCGAAGACTGCATCTAATGCTGTTCCCGAGAATGTTGAAGAAGAGTCTGTTGCACTTCCTAATGCTATGAATTTACCTGTTGAATCATCGAAACCGAAGAAACCAACTTTTGCACCTGAACTGTTGTATTTGAATTTAATACCTCTGTCTAGGTTGTCGTCTGAACTATCGTCACCAATTTCAAAAACTGGGTCAGCAATACTAACTGTTGTAGAGTTAACTGTAGTAGTTGTTCCACTTACTGTTAGGTTTCCTGCGATAGTGACATTATCAGGTAAACCGATTGTGACGGTGTTTCCTGAACCTGATGTCTCAATTTCGTTTGCTGTTCCAGCAAAGACCATAGTTTCACTATCTAAATCAATAGATAATGCACCACCTGAATCGGCTTGGAAATCCAAGTCTTGAGCAGTGTCCTGTGAATCTACATAATCTTTTACTGCAGCTGATGTTGGTAAAGTAGTATCGTTGTCGTTTGAACCAATACCTTCTGATTCTGTGACAAATACTGCGTCTGCAATCTTTGCTAATGTGATTGCGTCATCTGCAACCATTGCTGTTTCCACAGCACCCGTTGCAATTGTTAATGCACCGTTAGATGCAAGTGTAGCGTCTCCTGATATTGAAACATTATCAAATGAGTCTGAACCATCGTGAACAAGAATTTGTCCTGATGAAGGCCCAGAAATATCTGTATCTGTTGCACCAGCAAGAGTCGATGTTGTCGATGTAAACGATAGGTTTCCACTTCCGTCTGTTCCCAAAACTTGTCCATTAGAACCGTCTGCGCCCGGCAAGGTTAATGTCACATTTGAAGCCACACTGTTAGGTGCTTTCAATGCAACATAATGTGAACCGTTATCTGAATCTTCTAATAACTGAATCTCAGCTCCCTGCGTTGCACTATTACCAACTTTAAAGTTGGCTGGTGTTGCAGTTGAACCTGATAAAATATCAGTAAAGTATTTACCACCGATTGCATGAATCAATGGTGTTGAATTATCAGAATCTACGGATTCTATGTAAAGTTTTGCTCCAGCACCCGAATTAGACCTATCTTGCACATAAGCTAATTCACCTTCAGCTAAATCACTAACTGCTGGTGCTGATACTCCTGTGCTTCGTTTAATTTGAATTACTGTTGCCATTTTTTTCTCCTGAAAAAATAGTTGTCTATTATATTAAAAATTTGCAAATTTTTCTCTGCACTATTCGAGAAAGATTATAATATATCAATCCTCTCACAATGAGGGTCGTGTCTCACTGAATGACACCTTGATTGTATAAGTATTTATACTTTTAGAATGTTCCGCCGTCCAAAACATTAGTGGTTTCCCACTTGTCTGTAGAAGCGTTATATTGTAGAACTCCTTTGTCGTTTTCTGAAGCATCGACATCTGAAAGTTCATTTATAGATTTTGTTGATAAGTTCACCGTATCGGTATTACCGATTGCGACTTGTTTTGCTCTGATATTACTATTGTTTAGTATTCTTGCTTTAACTGTTGCCATATTTACCTCGTCACGCCTGGGGTCACTGTTGCTTGTCCTTCGACAACTCTAGTCTTTTGACCACCTGAACTATTTATATTTAGGTCATATACATACCGACCTGCTTCTAAATTCGTAGTTTCAGAATCGGTCAAACTTAAAGTCACTTGTCCTGATGCAGCTGCAATACTTGTTGTGAATGTTGCAGATATTGCTGAAGAAGCATAAGTTTTTCTAATTTGTGCAGCTGCAGAATATCCCGTAAGATTTAATGCTGTCCCAGCTGCATCAGTCACATCTACTGTGATAGAAAAGTCTGTTCCTTGGTCAATGAATAAGTTTGCAATAATAGCCATAAAACTATTTATATATTTTATTATCCCTCGCCAGAGATATATGGTGTTTGTCCACCGTCACCTTCACTTCCTTTTTGGAATTGTGCGTTTGGAACTGCTTGGTGTATCTTTTCTATACCTTGAGGTGCATGGACATATACCTCTTGTGCTTTTGCAACTACACCTTGGTTATTTACAAAGACACCTTTTACTTTTGCAACAGCTCCAACTGGTCTAGTTGTAGTGTATGGTTGTCTAGCAATATACGGAGAACTGTAAATATACGGTTGTGGTTGTTGGTGTATATAAGGAAATGGTTGTCTTCCTGTTGCACTACTCGTGACTTGTTGAGTTCTCTGAACAGAATATTGAGAAGGTGATTGATAATCATATGTAAAAGGACTTCTTGCATCTGCAATATAAGGATATGGATTTTGTTTATCTCTTATATTAGGTTGTTGTATAGAAGCAGGATTATTATAAATCGAAGGTGATTGATAATCATATGTAAATGGTGTTTGACCTGTTCTTTGATATTCAGAAGGTGACTGATAATCATATGTGCTTGGTTGTTGGTATTGATATATTACTGGTTGTCTTGCATCCTTAATAGTTGGTTGTTGTCCCTGTCTTGCCTCTGCATATGGTGAGTTATATTCATATGTGCTTGGTGACCTATTTGGTTGTCGAGAAATATAAGGTTGTTGTGTTTCGAATGTTGGTGTTCTCCCCTGTCGAGAATATGTAAATGGTGACTGTGTCTGTGCTTGTGCTTGGCCTGGGATTTGGTAAGCGTGGTCTTCCCCTGAAAAAGGGTTAAAATAAAATGTTGTATTTTGAGCCTGTGTAATATATGGAACAGGTTGACCACCATTTGCAATATACGGATACGGATTTTGTGTCGATATTGCTTGAAAGGAACTTGGAGACCGTTTACTAGCATTTGGGATAGATGTTTGATATTGATATATGGCAAAGCCTGGAGAATCATCATCAAAGAAACGCCCTGGCGCCTGTGGAAACGGAGAAGATTGATAAGTTCCGAGATTCGGTTGTTGGTGTTGGTATATAACAGGATTTTGAACATTATGTGGTTGTGATACTCCCGCCTGTGCAATTGGTCTCTGTGCATTAAAAGAAGATTGAACACTTGTTTGTTTGTTTCTAATTACTGGTTGTGTAAATTGTCCAATATAAGGAAATGGTGATTGATAATCATATGTAAAAGGACTCTGTTTACTTACATCTTGTTTAGTAGTTTGTTTATTTCTTATATTCGGCTCTTGTGCGCTTGCAATATATGGATATGGTTGTTGTGCGCTTCTTATAAAAGGGTTCTGTCCTTGAGTTGAATTCTGATATGTAAACGGAGACTGATAATCATATGTGCTTGGTTGTTGACCCTGTCTTGCATATGTAAAAGGTTGTTGTGCGTCCTTAATAGTTGGTTGTTGATTCTGTGCTTGGTGGACATAGAAAGCAGGACTTTGGTAAATGAAAGGATATGGTTGTTGTCCTTGTCTATTTACTGAAACCTGTGTTATTCTTTGTGTTGTTTCAAAAGCTTGATATGCAACTTGACCCTGATAGGGTTGTTGGATTTGTGTCCCTTGATTTATGTATATTTCATCAGCCATATCATGTCACAAACCATAAGTGACCGACACTAGTTGACCCAACACCTGTCGGTGCAGAAGACACTACCTCATAATCTAATTCGACATCGTCACCATCGATTTTCACTCCGTTAGATGTATTTACACTGAATGAACCTGAACCACTTAATGCAAGTCCAGCTCCACCACTTAAGTATGATTGAACATCTGAATCACCATATTGTGCAGAACCATTTATAGTTAGGGTATTATTTGCATCGTTATATGACAAAGATATACCTGTTCCACCGATTAAACCTTCACCACCTGTAGTAGTTCCTGATAGATAATCTAATACTCTCTCTCCTGTAAAATAGAGATTAGTTCCACCCTCTGTGACTGTATCCGAGGTTTGTTGATTAGTTGGAACATATTTACTTGAAGAAGAATTATATACTAATATCTGTCCGTCTGTTGGTGAAGTAGTATCAACATCACTTAAATCTGTTATTTGGTGATTTGTAATACTTGATACTGTTCCAGTCAATGCACCTGTTGAGGCGTCTAATACAACTGAACCACCATGTTTAACATCACCAGTAATATCACCAGTGACATTACCTGTTAAATTACCAACCAATGCACTAGAAGTTATAGAACTAAATCCTGTTCCCACTCCACCTGTTATTGTTGCAGTTCCGTCTGTTATAGAAGGTGATTCAAAAGTATGTCCTGTATCGATTTTAACATCACCATTAATGAAAGTATTACCTTCATTTTGAATTTGATATCCTGATTGTAATGAAGTGGCTGCAGTTAGAGTTCCATTTAGAATTACTCCTGCTGAATTAGTATTGTAGATTGTGTTCGAAGCAGTCTCGGTAAACTTACCTCCACCGCCACCACCGTCAGCAGCGACTCCACTTTCAGAACCAGTGTATGAATATATTGTTATGACATCATTAGCACTTGTTGCAGCGTTTATTAGTAATCCACTATTAAAAACATCACCAGAGCTTATTGCAGAAAAACCTGCTGTTCCTGACCCACCCTCGATTAGGTGATTACCATTTAAGTAAACTTGTATTTTACCTTGTCTATATTTTAAAACATTTCCATTTTGGTCTGGCCCTGAAAAAGTCACCTGGCCTGCGGTTGCAACATATTCAAATTGTTGAAAGAAGAATGTTTTATCTTCGATTACATTTATTGCATCTACTATAGTATTTGGACTTTTTAATGAGCCTCTTAAACCTGTAAGGCTCCCCACTTCATTTACAAGTGTGTTGTATGAACCTCTAAATTCATTTAGAGTTTGATTTTCATTTATTGTATTAGCCATGTGTTTTCTCTATAAGTTCCTTCAATAAACCTTTTATATCACTCAATTCATCTTTTAGATTATTTATGTCTTCTCTCTGATTTCTCATAATTTGTCTTCTTCTCATTGTAAGACGATATTGTTCAACATCAGTATTAATGATTGCATGAGACTCTTCGTCTCTAACTAAATGTGAATGTCCTTCTACTTTTAAATCTGCCATTATGCTAATGCCATGACTCTCAATGCAGATACCATTGGAACTACACTAGAGTTTTGACCTTGTCCTACAATTTTAATTATGAAAGAAGAGAACTCTGGCAAGTCATTTACGGTATATTCATATTCCTTAAAGTTTCTTGCATCATTCTCAACTGCACTATCGGGTGAACCATCTGTATTAAAGAATTCAAATCCTATATCGTCAAGTGGTGTTTGTTCGTCACTCTTGACAATTTTAAACATATACTTCAATTCAGTTGTCGGTGGTCTAAAGTTATCTGCAATCACCTTGAGTGAAGTAGCTGGATTTTTAAGGTTTACCTTTCTTGTCACATAGATAAATGCATTTTGGTCACCTTCGGGTTCTGTTGAAGGTATATGTGTAATATCTGATGGTAATGACACCGTCACTCCGTCAACTTTCTTACCACTTTGATTATCTATGTTATTAATTCTATTTGATATTGCAATACAACCAATCGTTCCAACATCTATCACTGGTGATACATTTGGATTTCTTGACAACATTTGAGTTATCAATCTGAATGACCTTTGTGATTGCATTTTATTTGTTTCGTTAACCACTGAAGCAACTATGCCTGGAGCGTCTAGGAATGTATTATCATTCAGTGTTATAAAGTTGTTTGTTGTTCTTCTATTGTAAACTGTATCTCCTGAACTTATGAATCCTTCTGGCGATTTCATTGCAGTTGTATTGATACTTGATACTACTTTACAACTTCCAACTTGTGTAGAAGGTATCATAGTATGTAATGAATCAAAGATATAGTTTCTAGATACTTGGACTGATGAACCACCACCTGTTGTTGTTTCTAATGCAGTATAACCACTTACAAATTTACTTTTATCTATAAAACTAGTTAGATTACATGCAACATTGAATGAATCAATACCTATATTTGCAACACCATTAGTTGAGGAGTCTCCAAATGTTGTATTGATTGCAGCGACTGGGATACCTCCTAGTGTATCACCGATTGCCACCACTGTGATTGTTAAGTCTGCTGTTCCACCGTCAAAGTTATCGAATGTGACTGTATTACCGACTGCATATCCTTGGCCTGGATTTACAATTCTTATACCATTTGTTGTCCCTATTGCACCACTTGCTATCTCTACATTTATTATCATACCTGTTCCACTTCCATCTGTGGAATCAGCAGTTTGTGCGTTATGATTACCGTCACTTGGTGTCTCTGATAAACTTGGACTTCCTACTTCTAATACAGAACCTACTCTATCTCCGACTACTCCTGATATTTGAACATTTGAACTTTCGTCATATAATCCATGATTGTATGCAGAAACTTTCACATTATTACTACTTACAGTTGTTAATAATGGATTTTTTCCTAATGTATCTAATTCAAGGTCTTTATTTTCAAAATGTATAGCAGGAATTTTAGTAGTATCAAACTTACATATCTTCATAGTAAATTTCATATCATCTGTTTGTTCTGCTGTCCATGTTGAAGCATTCTGTGATAAGAATAATGAACCTGCGTATGGTTGACCTGATATCTGTTGTCCTGAAGCTAAATCAGTTTCACCCATTCTTGATATCCATTGTTCATATTCATTTGAGTTTGAGTAAACAATCAATGCATATTCTTTCTTCTCTTCAACATAAACTGGTGATTCGAATGAGAATGTTGTTGCAACTGTTCCGTCAGCAGATATATTAACATCACTTGGATTCTTTGTGACTGTTGAGAAAGGTAATACTATTTGGCCTGGATATCCATTTACCATGTTTCTAATTTCAACTGAAACTGGCATGTGTGTATCTTTTGCTTGGAAGAATACATCTACGGAAGATATAAACATTCCTCCACTTGCCTCACATAAGAATGATTGTGCAAGTGGGTCACCCCAACCTCTTTCTAACCTAGAACCAATTCTAAATTCTAATTCAGGTGGTAAAGGTGGAACTGGTATTGCTGGTGGTTCTGGCACCTCTATTGGGAATACAATTACTGGGTCTGCCACAATAGGTTCAGGTATCGGTATAGTATCGACTGGAATATCGGGTGCAATCGTATCGGTTGGAGATATGTTTAATCTTTCACCTCTTCTTTGTATCTGTCTCTCACCCTCTGTTAATTGTGATATAACTCTTCCATTCCTTGTTGAAACAATTTCTGTTTGTGAACTTGACAATAATCCTTGAGCTTGGTATACTGCTGAACCTGAACTTGGTGGATTAGATAAGTTATGGAATGAAGAGGTTAACTTTAATTCTCTTTGTCCTGTAGGGAATCTTTGAGTTTCAGTATTTGGTAATTCAAAGAACCCTCTCAATCTTCCATTACCGTCTGATTTAAGATTTGAAGAGACTGTAGTTCCACCGTCCTGTGAATATGCAGTTGATTGTGGTCTCACAAACTTATCTACTCTGATTCCGTCAAAGAAGAAGTAATGGTTTGTATTTGGTTTTAAGTTTGTTGCATCTATCTCAATAGTTCTTGCCCTCATGAAAGGGATAATTGCAACTGATACTATTCTATCGTTTCTTGTTTCTACAAAATCTTCTACAACACTTGTAGTGATACCTGTTCTAGTTTGTATCTCGGGTGACTCTGTAATTTCTCTAGTGACTTCTTGACCCGCTTGCCATTCACCACCTTGAGCTGGGTCACCTGACCATGAACCTGCTGTAGTTGATTGAACTTCTGATTCAACTGATGAAGGTTCTCCAACCCATGTTGTTTGCCATGAGTTCCAAACTGTTCCTAAAGAGTTTCCAACTCCTGACATAACAGCGTCAAAGTTTCCTTCTCTATTGACTCTAACATCGGGTAATCTTTCTGTATCGTTCCATATGTCGGTGCCTGGCGTTAATTTAACATTACCGATAAATGCAAAGACATGATATGGGTTAACATTAATATGTCTTGAAGCTTTATCTTGATTAATATAATTTACTTCTGTAAATGGTAGAGTAATCAAGTCACCAGTCTGTTGATAGTTCGTTGAATTTGTTGTATCTAAATTCAAATCAAAGAACTGTTGCATATTTTGAGGTCTTAACATACCCATTTTTGTATCGATAGAACATTTATAATCGGGGTGGTTAACATCACCAATCTTATGTCCTCTAAAGTTATCGACCAAGAATCCTGACTTGAATCTATCGAATCCGTCTGCATCTAATACCTGTGCAGATTGTGTATCTTTTTCTAATAGAGATAGGGAAGTGACTCTTTCTAGGTTTGTGACTCTTTTATTAATACGACCTATGTCTTTCATGGTGTATCGTCTATGGTCAAAACTTCTAACTTTAATCTCTGATAATTTTTTTGTAAATGCTGGTATGAACAATTCAAACATTTCTATTGAATCGTCAATTGCTTTAGGTCTAGTTGGTGATAATGACGGGATACCTGTTGATATTTCAAATAGTCCGTCTTTACCAAGATAGATTCTATCTATTCTAGAAGTATAGAATTCTATATCTCCAACTGTTGCACCACCCTTCATAGGTGTGTCTAAAGCAGCTGCACCTGCTCCTGTAAATACTTTGTTTTCATATTTGAATGGGTCACCACTTAATCCACTTGATATGTTTGCTGGACTACTTGGGTCGGGATTTGCAGAAGAGAAGTTTGCATCTGAAAATAATTGTGCAACTGTTGGTCTATAATCGACTGCATCTGATAGTTCGTATTCACCATCAGGTTCTAATCCACCCATATCTATTCTGTTCGGTGAGTAAACTGGTATTTCTTTATAGTCTAAACCTGCGTCTGTATATGAATTTACATCATAAAACTCTCCACCATTTGAAGTGAAGTTATCGAAGACTATGAGAATTGAATTGTTTGGTGTAGGTTCACCAGGCTTCAGTGTAATTTTTGCAATATCATAGAAACCATCTCTCTGACCATTGTCAAAGAAATATCTTTGTGTGATATTATCTGACCCTGTTGTTATTAGGTCTATATCTGCAGCTGCATTTGTTATTTGACCTACACATGTTTCTCCGTCTGTAAAGACAAAGTCATTTAAGTAATAGAAAAATGTTGACCCTGAATTTGCATATTTAACAATTCTTGCTTGGGCACCTGATGTTTGACCTATGATTACTTCGTCTTTTACAAAGTCTGTTCCTGTATAAGAAGCACCACCTAATCTTCCACTTGGAGGTAAAGGTGTAGAACCACCGATACCTTCATAGACTGCTCTAACTGATAATACATCTGCAACACCTAATGTTATGTCTTTGTTATCATAACATGTTCCGTAATCTGAAGCACCTGCTACAAATGCAGTATCTACTATTGCACAACGAGACCTATTTAATACTTTGTTTCTATGTTCAGGTGAATCGTCAATAACTGTAAATGATACTAGATATTTTACTCCGTCTGAAGCAGTAGTATCGAACTGAATCGATTGACCACCACCACCGAGGTTAGATGCAGTTGGAGGTGAACTTGCAAAATCTATCTCTGCACCTAATACATTTCCTCCACCTGTATTACCGTCAGTATTTAAAATTGATAACTGGAAATTATCTCTATCTACTGTAGAGAAGGTTTCACCTGCTCCAGTTGTGATTGTGACCTTACCACCTGAAGCTGCAATCACTTTTTGTCTTCTTATTGATATTCTATCAGGTGTATGTTTTTTTACATAATCTCTTGGCCATGCATATATTGCTACTGCTTGGTCTTGGTCAAATAGTTTGACTCTCCTTCTTGTTGCAGAAGGGTTGACATCAAATGCTGTGACACTACTTGTTGCAACTGTTTGAGCTGTGACTGAATCTGTGACGGTAGAAATTACTTGTTCGTCACCATTACCATCGATAATGATATCACCCTCTTTAAGTTCAGCAGTAAATCTTGTTCCAAAACCAGTGATATTACCATTGGCTGCAATTGATACACTTCCTGTTAATGTGTTATCACCGTCTGCAACTGCATCTGCTGTAAAGTCTGCATCACCTGAACCACTTCTTTCTTGTCCTATACCTCTAACTCTGTCTATGTTAAATGTTCTAACTTGGTTTGCAATACCTCTAAAGTTTTCTCCGACTACAGTGAATGTTGCAGTTCCGTCACCTTCTGATGTAATTGTCTCACCATGCACGAATGTTCCTACAACATCATGAACATACATATTTACACCGTTGACATGACCTACGATACCTGTTGCACCTGATGTTCCACCGATAACTCTATCACCAACATTTGAATTTGATATTGAGCTACCAGCTTTTAATTTAGTGAACATTTTTATATCAAAGAGATATAAACCTGTGTTATCGTTTGTGGCTCCAAAGTTGTCTATATGTCTAACTCTTGCAAAACCAATATGGTCTTCACTGTTTAGTGTTCCTGCTACTGCTGTGATACTTGGGAATAATTTACATATTGCATATGGTGTGATTGCACTTGCACCACTCTCATTACCAAAATCGGGAAACCCAAAACCATTTTTGACTTTTATGAATTGTCCTAATCTTGTTGGAGTATTTGCAGTATTTAATGTGACTGTTTGTCTTGCTTTGTTTATGTTTAGATTGGAAGTTCCAATTTTATCTATCTCATATCCCTTAACATATGCCTTTCCTGGCGATACTTGGAATACAAATTTTTCTTCTTTACCACCTTGTGCTTTGAGATAGAATCCTCTGTTTGTTGAATCGTCTAAATGTTCTCTTAAACTATGTGTAAACTGATTGACTATGAAATCACCGTTTGCATCGAAAGTTCTTCGTGCAAGAGTGTTTTCAATCTCTGTATACATAGGTCGATTAGTATGAAGTTCAATCTGACCTTTGTTAACTCTAACTAACTCTATGAAGTTTGCATCTTCTGTGGAAGTTAAATCATATTTGGAAAGAGTTAATGTAAACTTGAGTCTATCAGCACCAGCTGCATTTTCATTTGAAGTTCCCTGTGCATTATCATAGAGAGAACTATCTTCTGCAACTGATATTAATTCTTCTTTTATTGTAAGACCTATTCTATTTGAAGGTTTTGCATTGTATTTTTCTAGAATTAATTGTTGTTCGTCTACTTTTACAAAGAATCCTCTACAAAATACTACACCCTCTGATATATTTGCAATAGAAGTTCTTCCAACTGGAGTTGTTGAAGCAGCTGCTACTTTAAAATCATTATTACTTGCTGTATCTTCTGCTACTGTTCCACTTGAATCGAATCCACACTTAACTAAAGTTTCGTCTCCAGCGAATGAGAATGAGTTGTTTGCATCTGTTCCTTGTCTTTCTAATCGAACATATAGAGTAATGAAATCTGTTGAGGTTTCTGCATCTGAATTGATAACTTTTGCAACGACACCTGTTGTTTGTCCTTTTATAAACTGACCATGGTAAGAAGTTCTGTATGATTCTACTGCAGCGTCACCACTTGAATTAGGGTTTGCAGCTAAAACTTTTACATAATATAAATCAAAGTCAATATCTGACTGGGCTCCTGTGACGATGGAACCTTCTTTGAAGAAATGGTCACCGAATCTTTCTATTTGATTCTGTAATACAGATTGTGATTGTGTTAGTTCCCTTGCTTGTAAGGGACGACCAGCTCTGTATAACAGTTTATGAAATTGTTTTGATTCCGAATAATCATCGTAATAGGGTGATATGTTTAAATCAGTCTTTTCTGCCATAGTTTACTCTTATGTTGTTAAGATGTAATCAAATTACATCTGAATAATCAGTTTAATATCTTCGATTTGGTCTGCAGCTCTTGTCACTGCACCCCTATTTTCGACATACATGATATTACCTGAATATTTTACTATTTCAGGGAATGAAGAATCTACTGAACTTACTGTTCCGATACTTGAACTCCCTTTATAGATTGTATCTGTTGCAGAAAAGTTTACATATGTTCCACCACTGTTTGCTTGTGGGATATGAGAAACTACATTTCCACTAATTGATACTATTCTAGAAACTGCCACACCTGAACCGTCTGCATTTGCATCACGGATAATGTCGTCTACTGATAGACCTGTGACAGATGACAATGTCATTTTGTTATAAGCTGCATAGTTAGCGTCTGTTGCAACTGTTGTTCCTGTAGAGAATGGGTCTTGAATCAAACCAATTCGTCTGAAATCGTTATCTGTTGGGAAATCACCTGAACCTTCAGCAAACTCTAATCTAGAGTTCACCATAACAAGGTTTCCACCTAATTCTTCGACTGGGTTTGCACCGTGTCCATATAAAGGTGATATGATAGGTGTGACCACTGCACTTGTGGTAGGAGTTCCAACTCCTGATATACCGTCAATATTAATTGAAGCTCTTCGATAACCTGTTCCATTATTTGTGACTGTTATATGTGATACAACTCCTGATGCATTAACATGAACTGTGCATTGTGCAGAAGAACCGTCACCATTAATAGCAACAGTTTCATGTGTTTGTGAGGCTGTATAACCAGCTCCACCGTTCACAACTTTAACATGTAAAATACCACCGTCTATTGCGTCATTCTCTACATTCCATTGTGAACTTCCGTCATCGGATACTCCACCTAGAGCAGTCTTTGCACCAATAGTTTTAACAGGCATGAAATCTGTAGTAGTAAATTTAATTGTATCGGCAGCTGATACAGTATACATATACTTCCAAAGATATCCTCGTCCTGTCACGGTTCCAGTATCACTAGTTTCAACTAATGCAGTTGAACTTGTTCCTGTTGGTTTTACTGTTGATTTTTGAAGAACTCCATTTGCATCTGTTCCTGTTCTAATACATTTGTAAACATTGAAATCCTCTGTGATTACATAAAATTTTGAATCGTATAGATTACTAGAGGAAGTTGCATTTGAAGTTGAAGAAGCTGATATTTCATGGTCATACTGGTCGTATATAGTATTTCCTGTTGAGTCCCAGTTTCTTCGTGATAGTGCATGAGAAACATCTGCTGAAGATACTTTCTTCAATGCTACCATATCTGAATATGCGTCCATTTCTTCACCTACTGAATTTGCTGGTGAAGGTGGTGCCGTGTCGTCTGTCCAAGGGAAAGGTCTCCCAATGAACATATATGTCGAGGAAGTTCCTTCCCCAAAATCTTCTATGAATTGTTTCGCACTATGTGTTCGAAACTTTTCGGTTATAATTGCTGCCATTTTAAATCTCCGTTATTGGTATTTATATACTATTTATAAAGAACTCAATGTAGAATTCGTTATTTTTGATGATTTTACATATGCACTATGTGCTATATTACTTCTTTTCTTGTTTTGGATATCAAAGTTCTTAATTCTCATGCTTGGTAGTAAACTTTGCATTGAATCAAAAGTCAATCCACTTGGGTCTGAATCTTCTAATAATACAGAACCATACCCGTCCTCTAATACTATATGGTCTTCGTCTGCGTCATTTGATACATCTTCGTCCAATAGATAATGAGATATTTTGTAAATATCTTGATTTACAAGATTATTTATGTCACCTAATTTATAACTTACAGGTGCATAAGAAGTTAATGTTTGACCTTGAGTTGATTCGTCTAACATAACTCCTCCGTCCTCTAATGTTATTTGGAAGTTGTCTTCTGTTAACATAGAAGATTGGTGAAGAGTTAAAACTCTTTCCGATAATATACTTCCTAAAGGTTCAGACATATATGTTCCGTCTTCTATTGCAATGTTGAACCCGTCTTCTGTCATAAATGTTCCACCGTGGTCTCCAAAGGTTGATTCCATTCTCAAAAGTGGGACTTCAACTTCTAGATGCATACGACCACCGTCTTCATATACAATGTTCTCTTCTTCCATTTGAACCGAAGGTATTACTATACCTAAATCTGCTGTTCGATACGATTCCATTCGTCTTTCGTATGGACTATGAGAAGGATTATTTACATTGTCTATGTTGATTGTTGTATCTCTATTCGTATCTATGACTGTGATTTGTCCACCCATACCATTATGGTGTTGACAATAATAATGTAATGTATCAGGTGTATTCGAATCAACTGTTATACTAGTGACATATGTGCTTGTCACTACACCTGTTGTATATGCACTACCACTATTATGTGTTCCGTCTGATGTTGTTGATAATCTTAATGGGTGTGCATTTGGATATCCAAAATCATATGTGTATCCTCTTTGTAATACTAGAGAAGCATTTCTTAAACCGTTTATATTATAAACATTTTTGATTCCATTATACTCAACTGATACATCTTTACTTTGCCTCATTGGGTTTGTAATTGTTCTCGTTGTCTTTCTTACTATTGCATTTGCAAGACTTGTAATAACTTCTATATTGAATCTTCTTTGTTTGAAGTTTTCTCCTAAAGAAGAAGGGCCTAATCCATGATTGTTAGGTAATACAATATCTGCACCACCTTTAATAACTGGTGTTGTTGAACCTATAGAGGATTCATCGAAAGGTTGGTGAACGATTAATGGTGTATTCAAGTCTGAAGCATTTGTATACAACATTAATGTTGTGAGTAATTCTGTTATTGCATTTATATCGGGAGCTTCTTCTAGTATCAAATGATAACCGTCTTCCATAATAATATTAGACTCGTCATCTCTATAGAGTGAATCTGCACCTTCCAAATCAAAATGATATGTAGGGAAAGCTTGCATTATTATAGTTGGTATAAAATTAAATCTTGTTTCTGTTTCAATACCTACTTCGTTTCTAGGACTTCCACTATCAAGTATAACTGAATCATGTGGGTTTACAAATTGTTTAATTGCAACCTCACCAAAGAATATATGTCCCGAAGGGTGAACAAGGTCTTTAACCACTGACCTCCACCTATTGATAGACTCACCAACTTTAACAATATAAGAGTGAGTCTGATATACATATCCGTCTTGAACATTTACAGCTGAAGAATCGATTGTTCCTTTATCTGTAAGTAGTTGTCTTTCAATAATACCTTCACCACCTAACTTACCTCTTGACTGATATGGATTAAATTTTAAAACTTTAAAAGTATCAACACTATTGAATAAGACTTCTTCGTTATCCAAGAAGTGTCCGTCTAAATCAGTAAATGTTAATACTTGAGTATTTGCATCGAAAGATATTATCTTACCAGTAGAACCTGTGATTCTTCCTGTGAATGTCGAATTTGCATTTAATGTTGCAGTCGGTGTTGTAATCAATGCTTTATAGTGTGATAAACTTGACATTACTGGATTCTCTTTAAAATTAAATCCTTGTTCTTTTACATTAATATGTCCTACACCACCTATCTCGTCTGAATATGCAAGTAGTTTTGCACCTGTTCCACTAGATACTTTAATTAAATCAGCTGCCCTCTGTGTTCCACTAGTTCCACCTGTGATTGTTTCACCTGATTGTGTAAACTGATTTGAGTCTGTTGACCTTCTTTTTACTACTAGTCTTTTTTTACCGTCTTTTTCTTCTTTTCTTACTATGACAGCTGTTGCATTTGAAGTTCCACCAGTCACGACTTCGTTCTCTACAAATCCTGATAAATCACTTAAGTAAATATATCCGCCTGGAAATACTTGAGGTAATTTTGTATAACCTGTTCCTGGCGATGTTATAACTGTGTTTCTAATTCTAGAATCTGTAGAAGTTAATTGTATTCTATCTCCGTCTTCCATTAACAAGTGATTGAAGTCTGTATAAATTTCTATTAAGTGACCTGCTGTTTGACCACTGGTAAATGTGACTCTATCATTTTTAAATGTGTAATCTGTATAAGGTGTTTTCTCTATACCATTTACAAATACTCTTACACTATTGTCATTGAAAAATATTCTCTTACCGTTATTATCTCTACCATTGAAAACTGTTTGCCCTGCCGTTGCAGTTATTTCAAATTGTCCTATGTCTGTTCTGTTTTCTAATATGACAACATCTTCTATTGCACCGATAACACCTTCTGCAGCGTTTCCGTCTGCACCTGAATTATCAAAGACAAGAATATCACCACCGTTATATCCTGTTCCAGCGTCTTCAATAAAGATTTGTTCGACACCACCTTTTCTTAAACCGTCAATAACACCTTTTGCATTTGATTCATCTCTATCAGCTTTTCCTCCCTCAAAGAATAGAGGGTCATTTAGTGAATACATGGAACCAAAAGATTGTTCTTCTAATAGTAATCCACCTGATGTTGAATTGTTAAATCCTATAACATTTGTTGCAGCTGCACTTCCATTTGCAGTCAAGGTTGCAGTCACATCGTCTGTGACAGTTGCAATGGTATCTGTATATACTGTGTTAGATACTTTATATGATATTGTATCTCCAACTTTAAGTTCTCTTAAAAATTTAGAACTTGAACCAATTAATGTTGTAGAATTGGTTGCAATTGTTAAATTACCTGTCAATGCAGTTGGTTCTAATAATATAGAATCATTATCTTCTTGAGCCATGTAGATAGAAGAATCAGTTGTGACTATATCTGAAAGTATTCCTTTAACTCTTGCACTAACTGTTGTGACTCCGTCTCTATCTACAAAATCACATGGTCTCTCTTCTTCAAAAGTCCCAAAATGATTATTTGATATCTCTAGAGAATACTGTCCTAGACTTGCATTAATAGTATATACATTTTCTACTATTGCTTCTGCTAGTATTGTGACTAAATCGTCTTGATATTGTATTACTTTATCTGTTGCACTCGGTATATGATTTACATTATTCATTGTGACAGCGATTCTTCTCTTATCACTGTAATCTGATTCTGAAGCAAATATAGTTTGGTCTATCGGATATATTATTTCTGCGTCTTGACCAAATAGTATTCTTAATAAAAATTGTAATGACTCACCTGTTCCTTTCTTTTGATATAAGTCATTTATGTTTTTGATTGTTAGTCTTGCGTCTTTTGTATCGTCAATATCTAATGACGGGATAAAATCTTTTTGGAAATAATCTAAAAACTCTTCTGTTGTCGTATCAACATCTGAATAGTTTAATAATTGATTATTTGCAAGAACTGTATTGTGTTTGTATGATTCAACAACACCTGTTTGTGTTGCTTCTCCTAAATCTCTTCTATATCTTTTAGAGACTGTTTCTCCACTATCAAAACCTTTTCCTTCTATAGTTTCGATATAAAATGTATTACCATTTATTATTTTTATTTCTGCAACTGAACCAGTCTTCGAACCTACAAGATAGTCTCCAACTTCAAAAGGAGTTTTTTGTTGTTCGTGTAGAAGTCTCGATGTAGATGCATCGGGAGCTGGTTCGACAGTTTTTTCTTCTACTAATAAATAACCTTCGTCATTTTCTAATAATATTTCGTCCAAATCTCCTTGAGACGAGAGAGTTAATATCTCCGCCTCAAGGAATTCGAAGTATGCTTTTAAGAACTGTTCAAAGACTGGTGCTTCGTCCATGACGAAGTCAGGCAATAGATTAGGTAATCTATCAGTTAGTCTTTGTATGTCAAAGTTCTTGTTTGCCATTACTCAATATTATGCAAGTGCATATCCATTACCTGCTAGCACATGCCAACCACCGTTAGAAGAGCCTGCCCATACTAATACTACTGATTCACCAATTGTGCTCAATGTAATAGTAGAGTGACCTGCTAAAGTTGTAGGTGTGATAACAATGTTGTGTGAACCTGCTGGTTCTGTAGAAGCAACAATGATTTTTAATTCACCAGTGTCACTTGAATCAGGTAAACTCAAAGCAAGGTCTGCTGAAACTGAATCAGCGTCTACTGCAACGATACCACCGTCTGCAATTGAACCTGCTGATGATACAACATTAACATCGTTAATTGCCAAGTGAGTTGGAATTGCTTCGAAAAGACTTGAAATTGCAAGTCTTTTGTTTACAGGTGACCCACTAGGGTCATCTACAACATGCAGAATGTCGGCTGCACCAACTTCTGACTTATTCATTACGGTCAAAGCCGTGATTTTTTTATCTGCCATTCTCTTTTCCTCCTATAATCCAATTGAATGGGAAACTACTCGGGGGACTCCCGACCACTTTATACATTTATTAATATGAACTGGTAGAGGTTGTATTAAAACCTACACCAGCACTCGATTCACCACTTGCGATGGTGTCTACTTCACCAGTTGTTTTAATATCGTCAACGGAGATATCAATTAGATTACCTCTTTCTGCAACGACATCAACACCCGAAGGTATAACTGTGAAGTCTATCGAAGTATCAGTATTAACCGTAGAGGTTAAAGTGATAGCATTGATAGAAATAAGTCCAGTGGAATAATTTACTGTTCCAGCTGCACTGTCTTGATATATCCTAGTTGACCCTGATAAGTAGTATCTTCTCAATACTCCATTACCGTCATCGTCAAAATAATTTATATTGACGGAATCACCTTGGACATAAAAACCTGTTGTAATGATAATGCCTCCACTCGCTGCATTGTGACCAGCATGTGGATTGAATAATGCATTACCAAAAGAAACTGAATAACCTTTTGCATTTGAAGAAATAGTAGGTTTTAATTTTTTCTTCAATCTTATGTTTGTTGTATTTGACAAGATAGCAGAATCTGACTCGTCAATAGTTTTAGTTAGATTCGAATGTCTAAAGATTGCATCGAATCCATTTAAGTTGTCTGTATCAAATTTTAAAATAGTGTTCTTGACTAATGTTTCTAATTCACCAGCTGTTAGTGTAGTCAAAGCTGGATTATATTTGAATGTTGAAGATATCAATATCTTAACTATATCTGCATCAACTATTTGTGGACGAACTGTCAACATGTTTAATTTATTTAGATTGTTTAAAACAACATTCTTTTCTGTTTCAGATAAGTAATCTGCATTTTGTGGTTTTAATGCAATGAATACTTTACCATATTCGGGTGGGTTGTTATCTTCACCACCCCATACTGCAACTGCATCTGCATTTGGATAATATTCCTGAACTTTTGCTTTATAGTCATTCAATGTGACTAATCTGTTTTGTGAAGTATAGAATTTTGTTGCTTTAAACTTGATAGATTCCATACTCTCTTTCTCTGCACCACCTGTTGCAGCTGTAGATACAACAATACTTGAATCTGAAAATCCATTGACTGTATCTACTTGAGTAAATCTGTTTGCACCGTCAGCGTGAATATCGTCTACAACAACATAATCAACTGTAATGATATCACCGTCTAATAGTTTTGCACCAAGTGTTCCATCACCAAAATATATTTCTAAATATCCGTCTTCGTTTTCTTGAGTGTAATATACTTTAGAGGTTGTAGTAATTGTTGATATATCTGTTGATAATGTATATGTTGAACTTGTCCCACCTGAATTAACTGTGATTGTTAATCTATTTTTATCGACTCTTTGATTTGATAAAACATATTTTGCATTTTTGATTTGATTATCATTAATAAAGATATCTTGAGAGTAAGTTCCTTGAACTAATTCTACATTATTATATGTAAATTTATTTGAATCAACTGTTGGTGTATAAGAAGTTGCAGTGACAAACTCGTAATTACTTCCTTCGTAATTTGTTCTAAAGACTGTCCCTCTTGGCATAACCATAGAAGTTGTTGAAGGTATTGAACCGTCTGCATTTCTTACATTAGATAATACCATAGTCATAACTGCAGCTGAAGCTGATTCAGAAGCAGGTGTAAATCCTAAATCCTTTGCACGGGACACAACATTCTTTCTTATTTGTGCTGAATCTAGGAACAACTCTGAAGCTGCTATGTTTGTGTTGACTGCACCAATATGTGATGCATATGCAAGTAAGTCTATAAGAATTGAAAGGGTTGCACCCTCAAAGTTATAGTCTTTAAAAATTTCTTGTCCCTTAAGATAGTTCTTAAGGTTATCTGATATGTTGTCAAAGTCTAAATCTGTGACATTTATTTGTGAACTGTTTACTGCCATTATCGTGCCCTTGTTATATTGAACTCAACTTCTTGTCCAGTTAAACCATTTTTGATATTATAGAAAATGATTACATTTAGACTATTACCCGAGGTATCAAATTTACACCTAACATTTTCTACTCTCGGTTCTAAAGCTGTGATTGTATCTGCAAGTCTGTCTCTTGCTCTGTTTAATTGTCTATCGGTATTCAATTCGAATAAGAGACCTCGAATATTACCACCTAGACTTGGTTTAAAAGGTCTTTCATAATAATTAGTAAGAACTATATTCTTGACTGCTCTCTTTACAGCTTCTGAATCTGATTTAGTTGTGACATCACCTGTTATGGGGTGTGCCATGAAGTTTAAATCAAGGTCTTTATATGCTTCCTTGATTGCAACATTCTTACTTTTGGGTTTTACATAATCGACCATAATACTATTTATACAACCTATTTACCTTTTTCAGAAGTCTTTGTAGAAAGACCTGATTTAACTAACTTAACTTGGTGTGTATGTGTTGCAAGTGTTGGTTTATTACCAGCGTCAGTTGAAATATCTTTCTTCGCATGAATTGTTGAATCGTTTGTTTGAGCCCCAGTCACATGTAATGTTCCTGTGACTGTAGTGTCTGATATAATCTCTGTTGTGTTATTACCTGTAATTGTTATCTTACCTTCCGACAATACATCTGTTGTTCCTTTGAGTATGTCTGCTTTGAGATTACCTTCTGTTATCTCGGAAGTCACATTACCCTTCATTACTTTCATATCAACATTACCAGTATTTACTGTTATGTTTACATTACCATGACCAACCTGTAAATCTGTATTACCAGCTATATAAACTTTATCGTCTTTTAGAATTGCAGTATAGTTATTGTTTACGATTCGTGTGACCTCTGAACCGTCTGCATGTATTTCATGGAATGTTCCTGACCTATGGTGAACATTGATTCTTTCTTTACCTAATGTATCGTCTATTTCAAATACATGACCTGATTCTGACTGGTGAACTTTATTGTAAGGATATACTGGTGCAGAATCTACATCTACAAAGTCTGATAAAATTTGTTGTGTTTGTGGGTGAACTATATCACCTTTTATTTTATGGTCTAATACTGAACCTCTTGCAAGTGAAGAGTAATCCGATTCGTCTGTATACAAAGGATAGTAAGGCAACATTTCTTTTGTCACCTCTAGTTCTTCTATTGTAGAACCTGTATTATCGTAATTAATTTTTAATTCTTTTGGAAACTTTGGTGCAGTATCCATTGCAGTAGTAAGACCAAAACCTCTTCTAGAATCTTGGACTGGGTTTGGGCCATCAGGTGTATCATTATAATCTGCAACTGTCAATTGTCTCGGGTCATTGAATCCTTTCTCGATTGACCTAGTAATAAGTTGGTCTGTAATAGATTCTTTATATCCTGCTTGAGGGATACCTGCCGATACACCTAGAACGATTGGGTCTTGTTTTGCCTTATCTCTAAAGTATCCAAAGACTGTAGTTCCTTCTACAAGACCGTGTCCTGTTCCTAGTCCTGATAGACCAGCAGAAGTTGTAGGAAGTATTACTTGACACCATGGTAAATCAGGAGTTGCAATTAATATCTTCTCGTCTGTATGAATACCATGTATACGAACACGAACTCTCCCAACCTTCAATGGGTCTTGTCTATCTTCAACTACTCCGTAAAAATATTCCATTAATCTAAATCCTCAGCTGACGGTGCTTGTTCTAGAGGTTTAAAGTTTTCTATTTTACTTGCATAACTTTCTTTAACACATTCTAGATAACACACTCCAGTTTTATCTGTCGGGTCACATGATATAGATAGGTCTGTAATTAAGTATCTATTATCATTTACCTTATCTTCTATCTCACCGTCTCCAGCAACTTCGGGTGAACTAATATCTAATTTTATTATCATACCTACAGATAAATCTGTTCTCAATGGTATACTTACGAGCATTCTATGTTGTTGTAAATTTTCTAACAAAGCTCTTCGTTCTAGAATACCAGTATCCTTTAATTTTCTCGGTTCAAATACTTCGGGGTCTGTTATATTCTCTGCATTATCAAAAGGGTGAGTTGCATGATAATCATTTACTATAATTGTGCTTGTTTCCTTTGTAGGTTGTAATTCTACAGATATCTCATCTATCGGTGGTGATACTTCGGGGTCAATCAGTAAGCCTGGTTGTAATACTCTTTCATAATCGTCAACATATAACATAGGATTTCCTGATACATGATTTCCCTTTTTCATAGTTTCTTCAAGGTTGTATACACTCTCTTCTTCTAGTTTTCTTATAGGGTCATATACTTTTAAAGTTGAGGCATATGCACCACCGACTGTTCCTTGTAATGTATTAAATAATTGTGGTTTCTCATGATGTATAATAGTTGTATTCAATCCAGCTGGTGCATTTATATTTTCGTTTTCATTATCAATAACAACATTTTTTGGTTTATCATTGAACTCTACAGGAAATTCCATTTGACACATTTGGTCAAAACTTTGAAATCTAAATCCACCATTCAATGTCTGAAAAAAGAACATACCATTTTTGTATGCATGTGATTCACCTGATTGTGAATTATTAACAATGTAATCTATGAGTTCTGCAATAGTCCAGTTAGGACATATAAATTGTTTATTTGCTGGAACTGTCTGTTCCCATGCGTCAAATTCTGCAACTCTAAATTTACATAAGTCAATCAAAACATTTTGTAAGATTTGGTCGTATCTTCCTCGTAATGTTTGACTTAATCTTTTTCTACGAACCGTAAACATTTTAGGGTCACATATTCTTATAACATAAGTTTGTGTTAGTGTTTGAGGTCTTTGAACATTATCTATTTTATATACTCGAAAAGTTTTATCTATTGCAAAATCGTCTGCAGCCTTTTCGTCTGTTCCTTCTTTCTGTCTAATCTTAATTCTAATAAATTCTTGACCTGTCATTCTAAAGTTTTTCAGAACATTTAATCCGTCAAATACATGGACTTCACCTGTCACAAATTTATTGTATATGGATTCGAACAATTGAAAATTACTACACATTTGTTGTAGGTCAATTGATTCGTTATATTGATTTACTAGGGTGAATGAATCAAAAAAGAATTCACCCGCTGCATAGTTTCCACTCATGATTTCATTACACGCTCAAACTCTGATACAACTTTTCCTAGTCTAGCAGGTTTGATAATTTTTATATTTCTCTTCTCTTCGTTTCTTTCGTATTCTTCCTCATAAAAAGATTTTGCTGTATATCCATTTTCAAATTGATTTTTTCGTAGAGTTCCTTTATAATAATAACATACCCCGTCTCTTTTATTAATTGTTGATACTGGAGTAAATGACATAGGATTATCAGAAGTATCCTTTACTGATTGTGCAGAGGATAAAGCACCAGTTTTAAAATCCCCTTTTAATACTTTAATTCCTAGTCTTTTATGTAGAGGGTCGACCTCTGTCACAACTCCTTCTGAATCAAGTGTGGTGACGGTTTCTCCTATTAAGAACTTGTATGATACACCACTGGAATAATTGACTAAATCTGTAGAGTTAGGTGCAACACAATATATACCTTCATATTTTTTCTCTATATATGTTTCAAACTCTTGACTACTTTTAAACCATTCAAGGTAATTGTCAAAATCATTAACTAGATAGAACACCCAGTGCAAATCACCATTACCGTATAATTTTGTTGCAACTGTATCAGGTCTATCTCCTTCTGATAACTCATAAGTTGTATATTCAATTAATCCTGTGACAGCTTCTTGTTCTATTTTTGACTTTCTAAAGAAATCTTTTATAGTGATAATCTTACCATTAGATAAGGTATATTGCATTTCAGGAAAATTTTTAAAATATTCTTGAGCCATATTATCCTCCTGTATCTTCGTCTAATATACTTGGTGAACCACCTGTCAAATTACCAGCAATTGCTCTTGCACCAACATGTGAATCGTAAGTTTCTTGAGTTATCAATCTTATTTCAGAGAATGATAAATCCATTGTAGTGTGTGCTGGATAATGAGTCACACCCTGACCAAACGGGTCTCCTGCTTCTGTTCCTCCAGCAATAATGGCTTTGGGGTCACCACCAAATGTTCCAACACTAACATCTGTGCATACGGAAGGTAAAAATCCTTCAACATTATCTGCAATTGGGCCTTCAAGTTTTATGTCAAAAACATTTGGGTAGTTAAAAAAGTTTTCATTTGGTGAGGTTGATTCAAATGAAGCAAATGTATCGGGTAGAGCTGCAAGTTTGAAAGTTCTTACGATTTCCATAACCTCTCTTGCTTCTTCTTCACTCTTTGGCCAAAACTCAAATTGAAAAGATAAGTCTCTAAATTCTACCCCTTCTAACATTTGTTCTAACATAGGGTTTGCAGCCATGCCTTGTCGTAGATTACGAACTCCACCTGACATACCATTCATGATTTTATTTCCTAAATCACCAACTACACCTTTTACTTCGTTGATAACACCTTCTACTTTTGAACCTTTAAAATCTACTTCTGTGTTTTTAGTTGTATCTCTTCCTCTTTGGAATGTGCTTATACCTTCACTCCCTGAATAACCCACTGCAACATTGGAATCGTAATCAACAAGATATAATGCAACTGTTCTAGTCTCTGATGAAAAGTAATTACCACCTTTTTCGTTTCCACCGTCTCTTGCCTTTCTCGGTCTCATGTTAAAAACGATAAAATTGTCTCCTTCAGCTTCTAAAGGATATTGTAAATCTACATGATTTAGGTTAGGTGCATTTTTTACCTTTTTTCTTCCTGAATTTACACTCGATATTTGTGATTGTAAAGTATTTGCTCTATCAGCTAACTTTTTTCTGTTTTCTTCGGTTATAGATTGTAGTTTATCTACTTCTTCGGTGTTAACTCCACCCTTGTATCCTATACTCTCAATCTTTGACTTGATACCTTTGACTGATTTGATTGCTTGTGAAGCCTGATTTACTTTGTTTAATAATTTGTTAATATTTGGCATATAAATATCCTAAAATAAAGGTCTTAATTCTATTTATGTCATACAGTGGTAAGTTTAAACCGAAGAATTACAAAAAATACAAGGGAGACCCTACAAAAATCTATTATAGGTCTTTGTGGGAAAGAAGATTCATGGTTTACTGTGATAATAACCCTAATATTGTTGAATGGGGAAGTGAGGAAATCATAATCCCTTACAAATCTCCTGTTGATAAAAGAGTTCATAGGTATTTTCCTGATTTTTACATAAAATATGTAAATTCCAAAGGACAAGCAATACGAGAAATCATAGAAGTAAAACCAAAGTCTCAATGTAAACCTCCACCAGTCCCAAAAAGACAAACTAGGAAGTTTAAACAAAAAGTTTTGACCTATATAATTAATCAGGCAAAGTTCAAAGCTGCAGAAGAGTTTTGTAAAGACCGAAAAATGGGATTTCGTATTTTAACGGAAGACCATTTAGTCCCAAAAAAGAAAAAGTGAAGAAATTAATAGTATTTGATTTAGACGGAGTCCTAATTGACTCTTTACCCAATATGAAACTGTCATGGGATACAGTTAGACACACCCATAACATAGAAACACCTTTCGAATCATATCAAAAACACATAGGTAAACCTTTTCCTGATATAATGAATGCATTGGGAGTCCCTCTAAAGGTTCAATCAACTTATGAAGAGACCTCTGAACAAAATATAGATAAAATAAAATTATATGAAGGTGCATTTGATACACTTACTATCTTAAAACAAAATTATAAGATTGCAATTTGCACTTCTAAAGGAGAAAAAAGAACAAGTCTAATTTTAGAACAATTGCCTGACTTTGATTGGGTCTGTTCACCTACTATGGGTCTTCGAGGTAAACCTGCTCCCGACCAATTACTACATACTATGGCATTCTGTAATTCAGAACCAAGTGAAACAATTTATATTGGTGATATGCAGACTGATTATGAATGTGCAAAGAGGGCTGGAGTAGATTTTATACATGCAAAATATGGATATGGAGAAGTTGAATGCGAAGTATCGCTAGAATCGATTACGAATCTGAACTCGTTGTTGGTCTAATACCAGCAAGGTGGAAATCAACAAGATTTGAGGGTAAACCTCTTGTAGATATTTGTGATATACCTATGATAAAGAGAGTATATGACCGTGCCTGTATGGCAAAACAACTTGATACAGTTGTAGTTCTTACAGACGATTCTAGAATATCTAATTATTGTTCAAAACAAGAAATGAGGTGTATAGTTATTGAGGAAGAATGTGCAACTGGAACAGACAGGTGTGCAAAAGCTTTGAGTTTGTTAGACGGAGATATCTTTGTTAACATACAAGGGGACGAACCTTTGATTAATCCTGATGCAATCAATCAAATGATTACAGATTTTGACGATGATACTGATATCGTAAATGCATATGTCGAAGTTGACCAAGAATATAAGTTAACTGACCCAAATGTAGTCAAGGTTGTCATGGATAAAGATAATCATGCACTATATTATAGTCGACTACCTATTTCTAGGAATCAACAATTAGGTCTTTATGCATATCGAAGAAATATGTTAGATATTTTTCCACACATGGATAGACATAGAAACGAAATAGAAGAAAATGTTGAAATGTTAAGATATCTAGAGAATGGTTTCGTAGTAAAAATGATTAGGGTTGAAGACGAAGGCCTATCCGTAGACACACCTGACGATTTAAAGCTAGTTGAATTAAAAATAAAGAGTTATAACTAATGCCTATAGAACATATTGCAGTCCAAGACCATGAGGGAAGACAACTTACAGACGAACAAGTCAAAGAATTGTTTACACCATACTTAAAATCAAATCCAAAACTCATATCCTTTGACCGTGCAAAGGCAGAAGGTATATACAACAATGTATCAGTGTATGAGAACGAACATCGTATGGAAACTATTGACTTTTATGGGTTGTATTTTCTGTATGGTTGGAATCTAGACTTCAAAGAAAGTGAATTTCATGAATTTATGTCAGACCACCATAGAAATTGTTTCTTTCATGCAGTAAAACTTCAATGGTTAGTAGATTGTATCAAGACCCAAGGTCTATATTCAGTCCCACAGGCAATCTTAAAAGAGAATAAACAACATTGGTTTGCCCACCCAGGCCAGTTTAGAGTTCATGCAATAGAATATACAGACTCAAACGAAGACTTTGTGTTATGGGACATTGGAGATAAGATAAATTTACCAAAATTAACCTTTGAAGAATGGTGGAAACTCTACAGTCACCATAATGAAAGGTCTATATTCTTTGCAAAGTTCGAAGATAAACTAGAAGTCCACATTGGAGAGGAGAGAATAGAACTCTATGGTCAAGTAAAAGAGACTATTGAGTGTTTTGGCGGTAAGAAAGCCACCCTAGAAGGCACCTGTGACCCGATTCTAGAGGATTTATTCGGTGAGGAGGAGTCTAATATCAAAATAGTAGGACATGTCGGTATAAAGGACTGTAGACACTTTCTAGATTTCATGCCAAATAAGAAAATAATTGAAAAAGAAAACTTCACTTTATATAACAATTATCATAAATAATAGACTATGGCTAGTCTATTCCAAGAATTAATCACTGCAAGAGATGAAGCTCTCACAGAAGGTCAGACAATATATTCAATAAGGGATTTAGAAGACCCTAAAAATAAAGGTGCAGTTCGTGAATCTTTACAATGGTTTAGAATTAACATACGAGAAATTAGAAGAACACCTGATTCTATTATGAAAGAGAATCAGAACTTTGTTTCGAGAATAGAACTCGGTAAATTCTACATGTTTTATTACGATGCAGAAACTAAAGATAAATTACCATACTATGATAACTTTCCAGTTGTAATGTGTTTAAAAAGATATTCAACTGGATTTTTAGGATTAAACTTTCATTACATATCACCAAAGTATAGAGTGTTCTTAATGGAAGCATTGTTAGGATTTATAAACGAAAATAAAGATAAGCCAGAAGATACAAGAATTAGAGTTTTTTATAAAATGATAAAAGGTATTAGTAGACTTCGTTGGGCAAAACCATGTGTCAAACAATACTATTACAAAAATATAGATTCAATGATGTGTCAAATAATGCCAAAACATTGGAGTCTAGTCACTATGTTGCCCGTGCAAAAATTTAAGGGTGAGGGTGCAAATACAGTTTACAAAAGAAGTAAGGATAAATTTTAATGGCAATCAATGACAAGTATAAGGGTAAACCACCAGTCGAGGATTATTTAAAAGACCCTGGCTATGGTAAAACAACTACTGACAGAATCAAAGCATACATAGGACAACCGATTGTATCGAACAGATTTTTTGTTTCATTCCATGCATTACCTAAAGGCTTTGGTCAAGCAATACAACAGAGTGGATTACAAGGTTGTGGCCCCTATGCAGATGCATTAAATATTATGTGTCAAGCTGTCACACTGCCAGGCAAAGCTTTAGATATTGCAGAACATTCAACATTTGGCCCAGATAGAAGTATGCCAGAAGGAAGAGTTGATTTTGGAGATACTGTAGCTCTAACATTTTATTGTGACCCATTCTTTTTAGATAGATTTATTATTGAAGAATGGTTAAAAATGGTTCACTCTTCAAATATAGAAACAAATAGTGAACTAAAAGGAATGAATACAATATTCAGATTCTATGACGAATATGCAAAGAACTGTGAATTTTCAGTTTTTGTTTTGAGAAAAGACGGAACCGTTGCAATGAAATATACATTCCATGAAGCCTATCCAACATCGTATGACCCTATGTCACTCGATACAGAACAGACAGATACATTGTTAAAGTTTAGTGTTAACATGAATTACAGATATTTTAGTGTAGAATATCCCGAGACTACAGATAGAATCGAGCTGACACAACCGAAGGAATCAAACTTTTCTATAAGCAGACTAAATAAAGGAAGAAGAGTATTTGATGCAATTCTCGATTCACTCAAGGTTGCATCAAGATTTAATTCAAAGGCAGGAGATATATTAAATAGTCTATCTAAAGTAGATTCATATATAACTCGTGCTGGGACTATAGGTCGGGACATAAATCCCGAGTTTATAACTAATAGAAGAAGGGGTCGTTAAACCCCATAGAGGAAATATATTATGGCTTTACCAATACAATCGGCACCGAAGTATACAATTAGTTTACCAAGTGACGGAAAAGAAGTGAAGTTTCGTCCTTTCCTAGTGAAAGAGCAGAAATTACTTATGCTTGCTCAAGAGGAAAATGACGAAGGGAAAGTTATGGAAGCTGTCAAAGACCTAATAAGGACTGTGACCTTCCAAGAAGTTGAACCTGAAACCTTGCCTATTATCGATATGGAATATTTATTCCTCAAGATAAGAGCAAAGAGTGTAGGTGAAACTGCAAATATAAAGCTGACTTGCAATGACGCTGATTGCCCAGACGAAGGTCGGGGAACAGGTGATGCAGTCGTTAACATAGATGAAGTTGAAGTAGTAGGTGACGAACCTGAAATGAAGATTATGATTAATGATGAAATAGGTATCGAGTTTAGATATCCTACAGTTGGAGACATGGGTGGAGTAGAAACACTTGACCAAGGTTCTCAAACTATTGAAGTGATAAAGAAATCAATCAAGTCAATCTATACAGAGGAAGATGTTTTTTTAGCAAAAGATACTTCTGATAATGAACTAACTGAATTCGTAGAGAATTTAACAGTTCAACAATTAGAAAAACTAGGTGGTTTCTTTCAAGCATTACCAAGACTACAAAAAGATGTTAGTGCAAAATGTAATACATGTGGAAAAGGTATAGATAAGATTCTTATAGGATTACAGAATTTTTTTTAGTAGCCCTTTCACATGAGAACTTACTAAACTATTATAACACTAACTTTCAGTTAATGCAACACCACAAGTATTCATTAACTGAACTAGATGATATGATGCCTTGGGAAAGGGAAATATACATCAAACTACTTCTTAATCATCTTGAAGAAGAACGAGAGAGAGAAAGACAAAGAAACTCTCGTGCTAAAAGATAGGAGAGAGATATGTCCGATAGAGAAAAATTTTCGGGTGACATGAGTAGGAATGAAGTTGAAATAGACTTAAGCAAGTTTATGGAAATGGTGACAGAGAACAACGACCTCAAACAAAAAATTTGGGAGTTGGAACATGATAGTAAAACTAACCCTTGGCAGAAATATATATTTCTTGCAAAGGCAGTTGACGCATGGAGAATATGGCCAAGAGCATTTTTAAGTGTTTACATATTCTTAATTTACTTCGTAGTTATGTGGTTCCTCGATTTAGAAGCACCAACTATGGAACAATCAGGTTTGATATCAATTCTTGTGGGAGCAGGAGCTGCTTGGTTTGGACTATATGTTAATAGTGCAGCCAAGGAACACGATTCAGACAATC